CTGGCGCAACAGGTGCAGTTGGAAATACAGGAGTTACCGGTGCAGTTGGTGCAACAGGTGTAACAGGTGCAACAGGTGCAACAGGTGCAACAGGTGCAACAGGTGCAACAGGTGTAACAGGTGCAACAGGTGAACGTGGAGTTAGCGCACTGTCTTGGACATACAAAGTAAATACAACGACTTTAACAGACCAAGACCCTGGCAATGATTACATAAGTTTTAATGCTAACCCTTTTACTTCAGCCACACAGGTTAAAGTAGACGATAATCCTTACGGACTAAATACAACTCTTCATAATTTATTTTTAAGTATTCAGAGTGGTTATCTAACATTAACAGAACAAAGTAATCCTTCTACATATATTACCTATCAAATTACGTCTTGCGTAGATGGCACAGCAACAAATGAAACTGAAGATGGAAGTTATGTAGTCTTCAATGTATCGGTAGTTAGTACCTATGGAGTAATAAATAACGAAGATTTTGTTACGCTATCTATAGGAACTGTTGGTCAACAAGGTGCTACTGGTGCTACTGGTTCGCAGGGCATTACAGGACCAACTGGTGGTGTTGGCGCAACTGGTGCTACTGGTGCTACTGGTGCTACTGGTGTTACTGGTGCAACCGGTAATTCAATCACTGGTCCAACTGGTACAAACGGACAAACAGGTGCAACAGGCGCACAAGGACAGACTGGCGTCACTGGTCCAACAGGCCCTGGAGGAGTTCTTGGTGTTACAGGCTCGATTAACTATGACACTGGAACTGGTATACTTTCACTTGATGAAGGTGTTACAGGCGGGTTAGCAACTCTTAACGCATCAGGCGTAGTTCCCGATGAGCAGCTCCCTGATGATCTTGTTCGAACAGACGCATTAACAGGCGCTCTTGGCGATTACATTCTTCTTACTGAAAAAGCCGCAGCAAACGGTGTTGCAACTCTTGATGGATCATCAAAGATTCCAATAGATCAACTTCCTGGTCTTGCAATCACAGATACATTTATTGCAACCTCTGAAACACAGATGCTTGAGCTTATTCTTGAGCGTGGCGATGTTGTAGTACGAACAGATGAACAAAAGACATACATCTTTGCAGTTGATCCACTTCTTGTAGATAACAAGCAGCTTATCAGTGACGTTGCAACACTGCAGACTACCGTTGCTCATGGACTAACTACTGGACAGACAGTTGTAATTGATGGAATTGGTAGTCCTTTTGATGGAACATATACTGTCGCCTCAACCCCAACCTACACCACCTTTACGTATGCTAAAGTTGCGACGAACGTAAGCTCAACAGCGGTATCTCCTGAAGGAACACTGGTAAGTGCAGATAACTTCCTAGAACTTCTCAGCCCAACTGATGTTGGAGCAACAGGTGCGGTTGGAGCAACAGGTGCGACAGGCGCAACTGGTAATACTGGCGCAACAGGAAATACTGGTGTTACTGGCGCAACCGGTGCGGTTGGTCCTACTGGTCCTGGTGGATCAATTGCCTACTACGGATCGTTTTACAGTACTCAAACACAGACAAACGTAAATGGTCCTACTGGCGCAAACGCCATGACCTTTAACAATACTGATTTTGCCAACGGAATTTCAATTGTATCGAGCTCACGCATTACGTTTGCACATGAAGGTAAATATAATCTTCAATTTTCAGCTCAATTTGATAAGACAGACTCAGGAACTGATGAAGCTGACATCTGGCTTAGTAAAAATGGAACAAATGTATCTAACACAAATACAAAGTTAACATTAACTGGAAATGAATGGAAGGCAGTTCCAGCATGGAACTTCCTAATTGAAGCTAATGCCAATGACTACTACGAACTTTACTGGTCATCTGCAGATACGGGCATGCGTATTCTTGCGCAGGCAACGCAAAATGATCCATCACGTCCTGAGATTCCATCTGTTATTCTTACAGTTACACCTGTTATGTACTCCGAGATTGGAGAAACTGGTGCGATTGGCTCAACTGGAGCGACTGGCGCTACAGGAGCTACTGGTGCTACAGGTGCAACAGGAGAAGCTGGCGCAGCAGGCGCAACTGGAGCTACTGGCTTAACAGGAGCAACTGGTAACACTGGAGCAACTGGAAGTACTGGCTTAACTGGAGCTACTGGCTTAACAGGAGCTACCGGTGTTGATGGCGCAACAGGGGCAACAGGTAATACAGGTGTGACTGGTCTAACTGGTAACACTGGAGCAACTGGCGTTGATGGTGCGACAGGCGCGACTGGTCCAACAGGCGCAACCGGCGATGACGGAGTATTCTCAGTTGCTCAAGAAACCGCGCCAACTGGAGCAGAAACTGGTGACGCTTGGTTTGATCCGTCAACTGCAACACTTTACATTTACTACGATGGTTTTTGGTTAGAGGCTTCCAGCTCCGCTCTTGGCGAGGTTGGACCTGCAGGCGCTACAGGCGCGACTGGTCCAGCCGGAGCGACTGGACCTACAGGTGCAACTCCTACGTTTGCGGCAATGAACTACGCTCAAACAGTAGGATCACGCCAGACTAACATCTCTGCAAGCGACGTTACCATCGTAAGCACGAGCATCACGACAAATGGAAAACCCGTGCAGGTTATTGTTACCGGTGATGCGGAAAACACAGTTGGCGGCGCCTGGATTATTCTTCAACTCTACCGTGGCTCAACTGCCATCGGAAACAAGATTCACGTTGAAGCTTCCTCTGGCTCTGAAAACGTTCCATATTGTCTACAGGTTATTGACACTCCTTCGGCTGGAACGTATACATACGCGCTTAAAACTGCAAGTACTGCTGCCACCGGAGCGTTTAACTTTGGTGAAACTGATGGTCCTGTAATCAGCGCCGTTGAGCTTGGTGTTGTTACTTCTTAAGACTATCTAAATCATCCTTTTTTCCCTAATATAGAATGGCTCCCGGGAATTCTCCCACTCGAGTGATAAGAGAAAAGGAATACTATGGCAATCGACTTTCCCGATTCCCCCAGTGTGAACCAGACATTTACGTCTGGTTCTACGACTTGGAAGTGGAATGGGTCGGTCTGGCTTGTAGTCCGTGACTTTGCACCAACAGGTGCAACAGGTCCAACCGGCGCAGTAGGCGCGACAGGTGCTCAAGGTGCAACAGGTGCTACCGGCTTAACCGGTGTAACTGGTGCACAGGGCAACACTGGCGTTACCGGTGCGCAAGGTGAGACTGGTGTAACAGGAGCACAAGGCGAAACCGGTGTAACCGGTGCGCAAGGTGAGACTGGTGTAACGGGCGCTCAAGGCGAGACTGGCGTTACTGGTGCACAAGGTGAAACTGGTGCAACTGGTTTAACAGGTGCAACTGGTTTAACAGGTGCAACTGGTTTAACAGGTGCAACTGGTTTAACTGGTGCAACTGGTTTAACAGGTGTAACAGGCGCACAAGGTGAGACTGGCGTAACTGGTGCACAAGGTGAAACTGGTGCAACGGGCGCTCAAGGTAATACAGGCGCACAAGGTAACTTCGGCGGTATTACCGTTGAGTATGACTTTAGCACTAACACTACAGATTCAGATCCTGGTGCAGGAGTTGTTAAGTTTAACAACGCAAACCTTACATCTGCAACAGAAATGTATATCGATGACACTGATGTAAACGCAGTTGATATACAAGCATTCTTACGTACAATTGATGACTCAACAAGCACAATCAAGGGTCACCTACGCATTTCTAATAAGGCAGACTCTTCTGACTTTGCCTTAGTAACAATTGCAAGCGTAACTGAAGAAACAGGATACTTTAAAGTATCAGTAGCTTATGTATCTGGCTCTGCAACTTCATTTACCGCCGCTGAAGATGTAATCATCACGTTTGCAAGAACTGGTGACGTTGGTGCTCAAGGACAAACTGGCGCCACTGGCGCACAAGGCAACACTGGTGTAACAGGTGCAGTTGGTCAAACAGGTGCAGTTGGTGAGACTGGTGCTGTTGGTAACACAGGTGCTGTTGGTGAGACTGGCGCTGTCGGTAACACAGGTGCTGTCGGTAACACAGGTGCTGTCGGTAACACAGGTGCTGTCGGTAACACGGGCGCACAAGGTGAGACTGGCGTGGCTGGCGCAACTGGTTTAACTGGTGCAACTGGTTTAACTGGTGCAACTGGTTTAACAGGTGTAACAGGCGCAACTGGAGCTACCGGTGATGACGGTCAATTCACAACAGTTACTGGCTCTGCTCCAACAGGTGCGGAAACCGGTGATGCATGGTTTGATCCTTCAAGTGGTCTTGTCTTCGTATACTACGATGGCTACTGGATAGAGGCAGTTGGCGGTAACGTTGGTCCAACAGGTCCAACAGGTTTAACTGGTAACACTGGTGTAACTGGCGCAACTGGCTCATTTGGCGGTATCACCGTAGATTATACATACGATAATGCTACAACCGCATCAGGTATCTCAGCTGGAGAACTTCGATTTAACAATGCAACGATTTCGTCTGCGTCATCGATGTTTATTCACCAGCTTAATGATGCATCAACAAACCTCGCAAGCTTCTTGGCAACGATCGATGACTCAACCTCAACGATCAAGGGTCACTACAAGGTCTCCCTCAAGAACAACCCAGAGGTATTTGCACTCTTCACAATCTCAAGCGTTACAGATAACACAAGCCCAGACGGATACTTTACAGTTTCATCTGCTTATGTTTCTGGCGCAGGATCAATCACCGACGGCGCGGACGTTCTCATTACGTTTGCTCGCACCGGTGACGCAGGTGATGTAGGAGCAACAGGTGCAGTCGGTAATACTGGCGCAACCGGTGTAACTGGCCCAACTGGTGCAAACGGACAAACAGGTGCAACTGGCGCGACAGGTTTAACTGGCGCGACTGGCCCAACCGGCTCTGATGCAGTTCTTACATTATCCTTTAATCAACAGACAGGAACAAGCTACACGCTTGCCGCGTCTGACAAGGATAAGCTTGTAGAGCTCAGCAACGCAAGCGCGATTACCGTGACAGTTCCAAACAACTCATCGGTTGGAATCGTTGATGGTGCTCAGGTTAACCTGTTACAGACTGGCGCAGGCCAGGTTACTGTAGCCGCAGGTTCAGGCGTTACCGTTAATGGTACACCTGGCTTGAAGCTTCGTGCCCAATATTCATCCGCAACGCTGATTAAGCGTGCTACCAATACATGGGTAATCGTTGGAGATCTCTCCGCGTAACCTAAGCAGTTAAGAGACCGCCCGTCTTCCTTGGAAGGTGGGCGGTTTTCTTTGTAGTCAAATCTCGAGACTAATAGTATAGTATGCCCTTAGGATCCTGCCCGAAATGAGAGAGCTAAATGCCAATTGACTTTCCCAATAGCCCGACGGTAAACGATGAGTTTACGTCCGGCTCTACAACCTGGCGTTGGGACGGAAGCGTCTGGAAAGTAGTTCGCGACTTTGCGCCGACGGGCGCGACTGGTCCAACTGGAGTAACGGGCGCTCAAGGACAAACTGGTATAACAGGCGCGCAAGGCGTAAATTGGCGTGGCGCTTGGGATCTCGTTGCATACGAGGTTGATGACGTTGTTATCTACTCTGGAAACTCATACATTTGCGTCACCGCGATTTCAGCTGGTGACTCTGCATCACACACTCCTGGAGTCTCTGCGCGATGGGAACTTTTCACCGCAAAGGGTAACACCGGAAACACTGGAGCTATTGGACAAACTGGAGCTACTGGAGTTACAGGGTTAACGGGAGTTACGGGAGCACAAGGTGTAACAGGTGCTACCGGCTTAACCGGTGTAACCGGTGCGACTGGCCCAGCTGGCGGATCTGCAAACATCTTTGAGTACAAGGCAGATACAAACTCACAGGCGGACTCAAATCCTGCAAACGGATATCTTCGTTGGAACAACTCAACGCAAACGAGCGCAACATTTTTATACATTGACAGTATTACAACTGAAGGCGTAGAAGTTGGTGTTCTTCTTAATCTTTTGAAGGTTCCAGACAAGATCATCATTCAAAAGAAGGCAGTTGCTACCGACTATCAGACATTTACAGTTTCAGGAACTCCAACTTTTGCAAATGGAAACGGATACATAAAGGTACCCGTTAACCTTGTCGAGTCAAGCGGAGCTGGCACGACTAACTTCTCCAACAATGACACGCTTGATCTCTTCATCTTTACAAGCGGTATCGCTGGACAAACCGGTGTTACTGGCGCAACGGGAGCAGTTGGTGAGACTGGCGCAACAGGCTTAACCGGAGTTACGGGCGCAACTGGAGCTCAAGGTGAGACTGGCGCAACGGGAGCGCAAGGCAACACTGGAAACACTGGAGTTACTGGCCCAACAGGACCGCAAGGAACGTCAATTGAATTTAAGGGAAGCGTAGCAAACACGGGCTCACTTCCAACTGGTGCAAACGATGTGAATGATGCTTACATCGTAGATGCTGACGGAGATCTTTACGTATGGGATGGATCTCAGTGGAACAGCGTTGGACAGATCGTTGGACCGCAAGGACCAACCGGTAACGCTGGAAATACTGGAGCAACAGGTGCTACCGGTGAAACTGGAGCAATGTCTACAGTTGCGGGAAGCGCACCAACAGGAGCCGCGACCGGTGATCTTTGGTATGACTCCGAGTCCGGAAATATCTACGTTTACTACGATGGTTTTTGGGTAGAAGCTGCATCCGCAAATGATGGGCCAACAGGAAACACCGGAGCTACTGGAGCAACTGGCGCAACAGGTTTAACTGGTAACACTGGTCCAACTGGTGATGATGGGCAAATGTCTACTGCAGCAACAACTGCTCCTACAGGTGCAGAGACTGGAGACATGTGGTATGACTCCGAGTCTGGAAACGTTTATGTTTATTATGACGGATATTGGGTCGAGGCTGCGAGCGCAAACGATGGTCCTACAGGTAACACTGGTCCAACTGGTGCAGCGGGGCAAACTGGCGCAACTGGCTCTACTGGAATCACAGGTCCTACTGGCACATCAACTCTTACGCGTTATAAGTACACAGCTGCAACAGGCGCAACTGGCGTATCTGGAGCAGATGATAACGCCGTAACCCTAGCCTACACCGCAGGTAAGGAACAACTTTATCTCAACGGTGTTCTTCTTGTAAGAGGCTCAGACTACACCGCAAGTAACGGAACGTCAGTCACGGACATGACCGCGATGGATGCAAACGACGTTGTTGAGATCTTAACCTTTGAGAACTTTAACATTGCTGATGCAATCATTGACACAATCGTTGACGCAAAAGGAGATTTACTTGCGGGAACTGCGGCAGATACGGTGGGGCGCCTTGCGGTAGGAACCAACAATCATCGCTTGGTCGCTGCTTCAGGCGAGGCTACAGGACTTAAATATGTAGCCGATACCCAAAACACAGTAGCGGATGCTAAAGGTGATTTACTGGTTGGCACTGGTGCTGACACAATAGCCCGCCTAGCAGTAGGCACAAACACATACATTCTTACAGCGGATTCTGCGGAAAGTACAGGCCTGAAATGGGCTGCTCCTGCTGGTGGTGGTTCAATGACATTAGAAAGCACAACAGCATTTACAGGAAATACTGTCACAGTAACGCTTCCTTCATCTGCACTTGGATATAAAAAATTAATTTTACATCTTGACAATTGGTCTATGACAGGTGGAAATGGTTATCACACATGCAGATTTAATAACGATTCAGGGGCTAACTACAGAATCACAGGTCACATGGCTTACACACACGCATCTGATGCTGTTTATGGTGATGCTGCTGCAACAAAAATTGCATTTCCATATCCTTCAAATATGAATCAAGGTTCATTTGGTAGTGCATGGATGGAAATAAAAAACCCATATACAACAACAGGACATAAACTGATTGATGCAATTTACACAGGAACTGAAGGATTAGGAACACCTGCCAACATGATTACCCATATTGGTATTGCTTACACAGGTGGCGCATTAACAACAATTTCATTTGCAAATGATTCAGGTGGTAAGTCTTACAATAACGGCACACTTTATATTTATGGGGTGAAATAAATGAAACCTTTAATAACGATTAATGACAATGGAAATGTTGTAACAAGGGAAATGACAGATGAAGAATTTGAACAAGTCCTTGCAGATGAAGCCTATTACAATGAATTAAAAGCAACACTTGAAGAAAAAAAGAATCAACGGATTGCACTTCTTGACAAATTAGGGATTACTGAAGATGAGGCTAAACTGCTTCTAGCATAATCCCTCAAGATAGTTCACAAACAGACAAACAGAAAGGTATGTAGTAACTAATGGCTACAGGTAGAATCGGTACTAGTATTGTCATATACCTTGACAAAGGAGGCATAGATGACAAGAGCACGTGATCTTGCGTCAAACTCGACAGGATCAAAACCGACGCTTATTGATGCAAAGGGAGATTTACTTGTTGGAACTGCCGCTGACACCGCAGGTCGATTAGTTGTAGGCACAAACACATACATTCTTACAGCGGACTCTGCAGAAACGACAGGATTGAAGTGGGCTGCACCTGCTGCTGGTGGAAAGGTGTTGCAAGTTGTTAGCGCAACTTATGCAACTGCAACTACTACAACTTCACAAACATACGCGGACACAGGTTTAACTGCAAGTATCACTCCGTCTAGCGCAAGTAGTAAGGTTTTAGTTTTGACTAATCATCAATTATATGTAGTTAGAGAGTCAGATGAGGCTGGTGCGGCTATTCGTATTATGCGGGGAGCAACTTCAATCTATGATCCTTTTGGAAATAGAGGAGCGCCATTTTTTAGACAACTTACAGGAAGTCTTACTGAAATATCTGCACAAACAACTTACAGTTATTTAGATTCCCCTGCAACAACTTCTGCAACTACATACAAAACACAATTTAGGGTAAAAAATGCCGCTAACAATTGCACGGCGTATGTTCAAGAAAACTCAAGTCCATCATCAATTATTTTACTAGAAATAGGTGCATAATATGGCAACAGGTGCAGAGGTTTTATCAATGCTACGACCTAACGGCGGTTGGGTAATATCAGCAGATGATTTTGATTCTATCCGTTTAGATGAAGGCGTTGCGCCTTTGACTAAAACTGAGTTTGAATCAGGGTTTGCTCAATATGATGCTTGGAAGGCTGAGCAAGATGCTGCTAAAGCCCAAGCCAAAGCCTCAGCCGAAACTAAGTTACAGGCTCTAGGTCTAACCACCGATGATTTGAAAGCCCTTGGTCTCTAGCACAATCCCTCAAGATTATGCAACATGAAGCCGCGTTTATACATTAACCTTTCCTTTAACTAGGAAAAGGATAATCTTATAGAGGTGTTCCTAACCACAGGAAGAACGCAAAACGATCACCGCAGGCAGTTTCCTGTTATGATGACTCCAAGCTCAAAAGGAGATAGACATGGCCGCGATTGATTTTCCTAACTCGCCGACGGTGAATGACACACACACCGTTGGAGATAGAACCTGGAAGTGGAATGGTTCTGTTTGGGCAGTCGTTCGTGCAACTGATATTTTAGTAGGTCCTACCGGAGCTACTGGAGCTGTGGGAAATACAGGTGCAACAGGTATGACTGGAAGCACAGGTGCAACAGGCACGACTGGAAGTGTTAATATTCATGATGCAAGCGCCGCGTTTGCTATTCAGGTATTTGGATAAGGAGAAATAAACTACTATGGCAACAACTATTACCCGCGTCCCACTTTCAGGCTCTACGCATGGTCGTGGAATCAAGGTTGCCGCAACTGCATCTGCTGGCGATACTATTCACACCGCAACTTCATCAACAACAGACTGTGATGTTGTAACACTTTATGCTTATAACTCAAGTGGCTCGGCTGTAAACCTAACTCTACAATGGGGCGGAACAACCGCAGTTGATGATGACATTAAGTTATCAATTCCAGCAACATCTGGTCTTACTCTTTTAGTTCCTGATTTGGTTCTTCGCAACTCCTTGATTGTAAAAGCTTACGCTGGAACAACAAATGTTGTAACAATTCACGGATTCGTAAACCGCGTCGCTACTACCTGATAGGAGCCTAGCGCGTGTCGCTAATCAACCGCTTGTTGAAGGCTAACCCGTCAGCGCAAGTTTCAGATATGCTGACTGGGTATTTTGTCATTCCTTCTGCCAAGCAAGATTTTGTTGGAAATGCGAGAGCGTTATGGATTGGTGGAAACACAAGTCATACAAAACAAACTACGATTGATTACATTAACATCAATTCATTAAGCAATGCCACAGATTTTGGTGATTTAACAACCGCCTCTAATGCTGCTCTATCAAGCGCCGCATCCAGCACAAGAGCGGTTTTTGGAAGAGATACCGATAATGAATTTGAATATGTGACTTTTGATACACTTGGTAACTCAACAGATTTTGGTGACTTTTCAGCGTCACAGCGCAGAAATGCTTCGGCAGGTGTATCTGATAGCACTCGCGGTATTTTTGCTGGTGGTTTACACCCTACTACCGAAGCAAGATTTAATACTATTGACTACTTAACGATTGCTACAACTGGTAACTTAACAGATTTTGGAGATTTAACTTTAGCAAGATATGATTTAATCGGTGCGGCTTCAACAACAAGAGGATTATGGGCTGGCGGAAACTTTAACGCTTCGGGCGCTGGCGTTGTAAATGAAATAGATTATGTGACTATTGCTTCCACAGGAAATGCTACTGACTTTGGTGATTTGACCGTTGCTAGAGACGGCTCAGGTGGAGGCTCAAATAGCACCCGCGCCATTTTTTCAGGCGGTAACCTTGCCAGTACCGCTATTACAAACACAATAGACTACATAACAATCGCCTCAACTGGCAACGCCACAGATTTTGGAGATTTTTCATCAAATCGTAGGTATCAAAGTGGTGTTGCTGGACCTACGCGTCTTGTACTAACTGGTGGTTTAACAACACAAGGCGGCACTTATTCAATATCTGTAACTATGGAGTATTTAACAATCGCAACAACTGGAAACTCAACAACATTTGGTGATTTATCTCAAAGTCGTTGGCGTCTTGCTGGCGCAAGTTCTGTTCACGGAGGAATCTAAATGACCTATTTACCACAAATTAGAATCCTTGTACCCAGCGCACAGGTAAGCAGTTATACAACTGGGTCTTTTAATTTACCTAGTGCTAGACAGGCGTTTGTTCCCCCTCTTCCTTCTGGCACAGCGGTTTTTGCTGGTGGCACTAGCAACTCAAATGTAATTTCTTATATTGATATAGCCACTACTGGCAACGCAGTTGATTTTGGTGATTTAACTCAAGGAAGGGGTGCTGTTAGTGGGCTTGGGTCATCTACTAGAGGTGTATTTTGTGGAGGAAATAACGGGTCAAATGTAAATACTATGGACTATATTGCATTTGCCAGCACAGGCAATGCAATAGATTTTGGTGACCTCGCGGATGTTTCTCAACGACCTGCTACATGTTCAAATGGTACGCGCGGAATTATTACTCTTGGTCTTTCTTCAGGCGGTTATGGAAATGTCATAAATTACATCACTATCGCTACAACTGGCAATGGCACCGACTTTGGCGACTCTACACAGAATCACGGATTTGCTGCTGCTTGTGCTAGTACAACGCGAGGAGTTGTTGGTGCTAGATTCTTAGGAAGTAATACTGACTCTAATGTTATTGACTATGTAACTATCGCAACTACAGGAAACGCAACTGATTTTGGCGATGCCTCAGTTACGCGGCACAATAATGCAAGTTGTTCTAGCAATACGCGTGGTATTTGGGCTGGAGGAACTAATAGTAGCGATACAACTTTTAATGTTATTGACTATGTAACTATCGCAACTACAGGAAACGCAACTGATTTTGGCGACTTGAGTGTAGGAAGAATCCAACCGTCAGGAACTTCTAATACTACTAGAGGAGTTTTTGCTAATGGCAGCAGTGGTAATGTTATTGACTACATAACAATAGCCTCGACTGGAAATGCACTAGATTTTGGTGACTTAACAGCCAACGGTCTAGGTTCTGCCGCCGCATCGGGAAGTCACGGAGGAATCTAATGACAGAAATACAAAAATCAAATGAGAGGCAATTCATGGAAATAGCACTACAAGAGGTAAGCAACGAGTTAGCAATAACTCCTGAGTACAAAGGGATGTTAGAGCATATAAATGCCAACCTTCCTGCTATTAGTCGTGACTCCGAAAACTTTTACAAGTCCGCTTCTCAGTTTAAGAATGTGACCTTAGATGTAACCGACTTAACCCCAATGGGCTCTCTCAAGCATATCTTGGCAGTCATTGACCGCACCCGTATGGCTTTAGAAGAAGCCCACATTGCGGTTCGGCGTAAACAAATTGAATTAAAGAAAAAGACACTTGAGTATGACAATGCCGAGGAAGGTTATGATAAAGAACTTCTTTGGGTTGATATTGTTGAAATTAACAATCATCTTAATAACTCAGAAAACTCAGTTAAAGGCGCTTTGCGTAAATTAAGTTTTTTCACTACCCAATATCAAGCCATAATGGAAAAATTAGGTAAGGAAGAAATTACTGAGGAAGACTACGAATTAAACGAATCACGTCACCATGTTATGACCGCCATGAAACAAGCCCTATGTGCGGCTAGAACTAGAGGCGGAATCATTGATGAGGGTAATCAAATCTATTTATTTGATATGGGTATAAATGGAACAGTCGCCCAAGCAGAAATGTTTGCCTACCTACAAGCCGAACAAGAAATGCTCGCTAAAGGTGAAGAACCAACCCATGAACTTACAATGAAATGGCTTGAGGCTTGCGCTGATAAGTTTGCTAATTGCGGGGCAAAGTTCGCAGAACTTCGTGGTTTTATCCCACTCGACAGAAAATCACTAGCAAAGGAGATTTCAAGTGGCAAAGAAAGTAATTAGCTATAAATTAAATGAAGATGGCACCATTCCTGATTATGTAGAAGATGGTGGCTATCTAGCAAAAGAGCCAAATGACACACCTAACATGGTTGTTCTTGGTATCTCAAAAGATGGCGCTGACACTTCAGGAGCGGTGGCTGAGTTCACTAACGAGGCAAGCGCAGTTACTTATGTTGAAACATATTTGAGTGATACAACATGGACAGAACCATCAGGCGTAGAGAGAACTTTTGTTGTAACCGATGCGGTATCAGACCTTTTTGCTAAACTAGTGTAGTTTTAGTGCACGCGTAAAACAAGCAAGATATGATACAGTGACGCCATGAAAGTTGCCGCCTATTGCGTTGCCCTTAATGAGGAAAAACATGTCGAAAGGTGGGTTGAAACCACCGCGGGTGCAGATTATCGCCTAGTGTGTGATACAGGATCTACAGACGGCACGGTTGAAAAGTTACGCTCATTAGGCGTAACCGTATTTGAGATTCGAGTTAGACCTTGGCGTTTTGACGTTGCACGTAACGCGGCGCTTGCACTTTTGCCAGACGATGTCGTTGTATGTCACGTAATTGATATGGACGAGGCAGTTGACGTAGATTTTTATGACAAGGTACGTGAAAACTGGCAGGAGGGCGCAAATAAAGGTTGGCACGAGTTTGATACAGGTCACGTGTGGATGGGAGCCCGTTTACACGCACGACACGGAATTTACTGGCGTTGGCCAGTTCACGAGGCATTTGTTCCATCACTAAATACACCGTTGCGCAGCGTAACAATTCCATCAAAGATGTATCACAAGCCGGATAATACAAAATCGCGCAGTCAGTATCTATCAATGTTAATTAACGCAAGTAAGGAATTTCCAAAGGATCACCGCATCTGGGTGTACCTCTGTCGCGAGTACACGTTTAATAGGATGTGGGAACTTGTAATTCAAGCTGCAGAGCAGGTAATAAAGTATAGTGATGATTGGTTTGTTGAGAGAGCTGCAGTGTGTCGTTGGGCAAGCGAGGCTAATCGCATGCTTGGTAACATTGAGGAGGCGCATCGTTGGGCCGATAAGGCAGTTGAGATTGATCCCTGCGGTGAAAATTACTTTGAAAAAGTTAGATGTTACTACGCGCAATCAGACTGGAGTAACATGTGGGAAACTTGTAAGAAGGTTGCTGCATGCGATCCAACAAAACACTATCTATCAAGTGAGGCATTGTGGAAATGGCAACTTGATGATATGCGTGCACTTTCCGCGCACTATCTTGGTGATAAGAGAAAAGCTGTTAAGTATGGACAAAGTGCGTATGATAATAACCCTAGTGATACGCGACTTAAAAATAACATTGACTGGTATAACAAGGGTATTGAAGAGCAGATAAAGGCTAATAACCCGAGTGAGTAATATCTTTATTGCCATATTGGCAAAGCAAAAGGAAGGAGTTTTGCCTTTATTCTTGCGCTCGCTTTATGAGCTTGACTACCCTAAGGAAAACATATCACTATACGTAAGAACAAATAACAACACGGATAACACGAAGGAAATCTTAGAAAGTTGGCTAGCTAAACACCGAGCAGAATATCGCTACGTATCCTATGATAGCAGTGATATTGCAGACGCAGTTCAAGAATACAAGGTTCATGAGTGGAACGGCGTACGTTTTCGCGCACTTGCTAAGATACGTCAGGCAAGTATAGATGCGTGTCTACAAAGTGATTGTGATTACTACTTTGTAATTGACGTTGATAACTTTTTATTTCCTGAAACGCTAAAGGATCTTATAGAGGCTAACAAACCTATAGTCGCGCCACTGCTACGTTACGCGGTTGCAAATGACGAGTTTCCAGATACACCTGAGGACCAGGAGCGTGTGGGAAGTCACAAGTGTCGCTACTACTCGAATTACCACCACATGGTAGACGACTATGGCTCAATATTAAATGAGCCAGTGTATTATCAACTTCTTTACCGCGTTCAAGGATATAAGGGAATTTGGGATGTTGATTGCGTGCATTGCACATATCTTATACAACGTAAATACTTAGACAAGCTTACGTATCTCGAGGATTCTGATCGCTATGAGTACATGGTATTTTCAGAGTCAGCGCGTAAGGCTAAAATTAACCAGTATCTCGATAATCGCAAGATCTACGGAATACTTACACTCACTGAAAATGCTAAAGTCTGCGAGTGGTTATTTGATAATCTAAAGGATATGGAGACGCGCGACGAGCGCTATCAACAACATAATCCACAGGATGTCTTTTACACGCCTTCTAATGCAGTTATACTAGCTGACTAAGCTAACTGAATTACCTGTCTTAGAACTTTTTAATATAGCCTCGCAAACCTTAAGAACCTCTATCCCCGACTCAACGGTTGCAACGTTGCTTGACTTACCGAGTACAAAGTCTCTAAATTCCTCATGCTCCAGTACGAGTGGCTCCTTCTTGTCAAGCTTGTAATATGTAATATTTCCATCTACAACTCCGCGAAATGTGTCAGAGTCATAAAGATCGTTTGGATAAAAGGCAAGTTTAACATTTAATGTATCCGCGATTAGACAACCTTTTTCACCAAGAATGCGTGTTTCACGAATCTTGTTCGGGCTTAGCCAGTCAATTATGTGATTTGTTACAACGCCACCTTGCATCATCGCGGTGATGGAAACGATGTCCTCGTGTTCCTTACCCGAGTGACTTCCTGTGAATGCGGCAACCTTTTCATATTTGCGTTGCGTGATCCACGCGGTTAAATCAATATCATGCGTTGCAAGATCCTTAACTACACCGACGTCCGCAATACGCGTTGGGTGCCAGCCTTGTCTTCTTGTAAACACCTCGTAGATATTTCCAAGTAGTCCCTGCTCGATAAGTTGACGTGCCTTTACGAGCGCGGGGTTATATCTTTCAATTTGCCCTACTGCTCCAACCAGGTGCGAATTTATCAACGCGGATTGAATATTGATGGCCGAGGACACGTTGTGCGCAACAGGCTTTTCAACAAGTACGTGAGCTCCCATGTCAATTATCTCAAGGGCAACGTCCTCATGATAGATCGTAGGAACAGCAATAACGCAGTAGTCGATATTTTTTGGTATAAATTCAGGTATAGACTCAAGCAGTATCTCCGCCTTGACCGCCTTTGTAGGGTCTCCACCAGGGTCGTAAGACGCAACGAGTTGAACTCCAGGTAAGTTATTAAGGACGCGTGCGTGGTTACGTCCCATAACTCCAAGCCCAATAAGACCCGCCTTTAAGGCAGCTGACATCAGCTTCCAGCCTTGGCAATTTCGTTTACCGCGATGATGATTCTATGAAGTTGCCCTGGTGCAAGTTTAGGATGAACTGGCAGTGAGATAACCTCACGACACGCCTTCTCTGTTTCAGGTAGATCAAGACTTTTATTATATGAAGGAAGTCGGTGTATTGGAGTTGGGTAATACACACCTGAGCCAATGTTTCGTTTCTCGAGCTCAGATATAAACTTATCTCTATCATGACCAACTACACGAATTGTGTATTGATGATACACGTGCTTATAGCCTTTGGGTGCGGTTGGCACTACAACTCCGTTTATATTTTCATTTAAGAATTTTCCATTTTCAATTCTATAGTTGTTGTACTTGTCAATTTTTTGTAGTTGAACTCGACCAATTGCCGCATGAACGTCAGTCATGCGATTATTTAATCCGACTACCTCATTTTGATAGCGTTTTTCCATCCCTTGGTTGCGTAGCATACGTGATAGTCTTTCAATATTCTTGTCATATGTGACTATCATTCCACCCTCACCGCTTGTCATATTTTTAGTAGGATAAAATGAAAATGCGGCTCCATCTGCAAACGTCCCAACGTATGTTCCATCTATCATCGCGCCATGCGCCTGGGCAGCGTCCTCAAGTAAAAGAAGATCATGCTTCTTAGCAATTGCAACTAGTTGAGGCATGTTTGCAGGCATGCCGTAAAGATGAACTGCCATGATTGCACGAGTTTTCTTTGTAATTAAAGACTCAACGTGTTTTGGGTCAATACAAAATGTATGAGGATCAATGTCAGCAAATACCGCCTTGGCTCCTGTAAGCTCAACCGCGTTTGCAGTTGCGGCAAATGAGAATGATGGAACTATGACCTCGTCACCGTGGCCAATCTTGTGCGCAAGAAGAAGAATGTGAAGAGCTGATGTTCCAGAGTTTACTGCAATTGACATTAAGTTAGAAACTAGTTTTTGTGAAAATTCATTTTCAAAGGAAAGTACCTCGCCTCCTTGCGCAAGGTTACCTGATTTCATAACCCGCTTAACTGCACGAATTTCCTTTCTTCCAATGTCTGGACTTGCTACGTTTATCATTTTCTTAGACATATATCGGCTTTCCTTTGTAGTCTACCTGCCCAACGACGCGCGCTGGAATTCCCATAACTAAAGCAAATGGCGCAACATCCTTTGTTACAACTGCACCTGCAGCAACGACTGCCCATCTTCCAATTTTAACTGGTGCCACACAAATTGCTCCTGCTCCAATTGAAGCCCCTTCTTCTATTTCAACTCCAACCGCATTCCAATCATCTGTGTTTTTTTGCGTCTTGTCTTCGTTAATTGCTCGCGGATAGTGATCATTAGTGAGAATAACTCCAGGACCAATAAACACACCTTCATGTATTTTTGCTGGCTCATAAATCATTGCGCCATTTTGTATCTTTGAGTTATCACCAATCTCAACTCCGGATCCAATATATGCGCCCTTTCCGACTATAACATTTTTTCCAATACGCGCGCTATCTCGTACTTGAGCATGGTGCCATATCTTTGCACCTTGATCAATAAATGCGGTATCGTGAATCTCGGCAGTTGATTCAATGTGAATTGTCATTCCTTTTCCTTTTTCTTTTTTGCCTTTTTCTTTTTTGGCTTGGAAAGCTTTTCTGTTTTCTGCGCATGGTACGCATCAACCGCATTAGCGCTCGTTCGCGAGCGCCAGGTAAAGTCACAAGCTTCACACTTAACAAGCTTCATCGTGCTCCAACGTCCTCCGCCAGGAACATCAACTATCAACGTGCGTAATTTATTAGGTCGAGCGTTGCAATATGGGCACTGTGGAAAACGTTGACGTCGTGATTCCTGACCATTCCATGAGACTGATAATGTTCTTCTTATCTCACCTTCGTCTTTTCCTCCCCAGATTCCCCAGATCTGTCTGTGCTCTAACGCCCACTTTAAGCATTCCTGTCTCGCAGGACAAAGAAAACAAAGATTTTTTGCTTGATATTTTTCAGAAGGTTGCGTTGAGAAAAAATATTCACGTATCTTTTGATTTTCTGACTTAGCACACAGGGCTTCCTTTTGCCAGTCTAAACTTTTAGGAGTTATACTCATACGAGTAGCACCTCAACCCAGGTAACCGGAGTTACACTATCGACTACGTCTCCGTATGGTGTTTCTCCATTTTCATCGCAAACTGAAAGATCGATGTCTTCGTCTACCTCTCCAGCGTATCCAATTGAGATTTTTGCATTTTCTAAAGATTGGAAACCATTTCCTAATGAAATTGATATTCCATCACGCTGTAGCGCAGAGGCAAGCGCGCGACGTATCAACTCATTTTCGAGGTCAACGTGCTCGTCGGTAAAGAAAACTATGCTTTCATCAAGTTGCGGATCAAAGCCGTCGCCTGTCCACTCTTTCCATAAAAGTTCGCCTACGCGTGAGTCCTTCACGATATTCCTCATCTGGGGAGATGGATAAATCATATATCGAGTGGAGTATTCTCGCGTTAAGAATCACCGATTATTTTTTACACGTGAGATTACCCTAGACCTGTAGAGATAGGGTCTTAAAGAGGCAGTGAGTGACTACTAAGCGGCGTTATAAGTGCCAAGATAGAGTTCGCCTTGGGCATTAGGCCATAGGTATTGATAGTACTCTGGGCGATAGCCTTTATCCTCTGGCCAGCCAAACTGTGAGTACCAAGTATATTCCTTGCGTAGAAGCGCTATACGGTGAGTTGAGGCAAGCTGTTCATACTTTTCAATATCCTGTATCCAGGATGGAAATTTAAGTTCATCTTCTATACGGCCTATCTTTACCGCGTGGTCATAGGTAGAAAATATCTTAGGTAGCATCGTTGAGTTAAAGCCACGACTAACCCACTCGTTGTAGCAGGCAAGAGTATAAGCGACTAAAGCAGTTTCGTAACCGCGCCACATATTTGCCGCAGGGTGATTTGCCCAGCCCTTTGGGTCACGGTTGTTATTGTTAGGGTCAAGACGGCTAATGGTTAACAGTAATTGCCATGCCTCAAGTACTTGCTTGTTTAGGCGCTTGTTATCAAGCTCGTGAGCGATGTGCTCAAACGAATCAGTGTGAGGTAAGAATGTTTGCATAGTCGTCCTTTGTCATTAGGGGTTTATTATATCAGGAACCTTGGTCGTAGTCCTCCTGATTTCCTGGGTCCTCGTACTCATCAATTTGATCAATTGGCACATATATGCCTACTACCGTCACACGTCCGCAGGCGGTACATTCGCTAACAGCGCCTGGAGATAGTTGAATTGGAACGTTTACACTTATTAGCCGCGTGATGATGTTTCCTCTTTCATCAACGCTATCTGCTTCCCAAACTGAGTTTTCGTCAATCCAACAACGCTCACATATTGGGACAAGTTCCTCCTCGCCACCGCGAATTGTCATGTGTACATCTTCTTTGCAGCTTGACGTGAAAAGCCGCGATCTGCATCAACTAAAAATTCTCTATCACCAATTTTTTGTGCATCACCTTGTTGTGGATTTCCCTCTAGTGATTCCTTAATTGCCTTTGCAATCCACGAGGCTGCTTGCACTGGAACTGCCTTTCCCCATGTTGCCGCGAGCGCAGAGTAATCCTTTGATCCTTCAATGTCCCAGTCATCAGGAAGTCCTTGCATGCGTGCGCACTCTCTATGAGTTATAAGTCTTGGTTGCGTTGGGTGAATGACATGCTCTAACGCAGAGCCAGTTAACACGTTACACCAGTGATCTTCCTTCCATCGATAAGGTTGACTAAAGCCTAACTTAAACTCTCTACGCTTAACGCGTGGAGCAACATCAGTCCACGTTTGAGGAAATGTATTATCGTTCATTTCCACTGCAAGTTTTATAGCACTTCCAAGATCTCCGTTTCCTGGCCAGTTTTTGTTTCCTATTATGTCGAATACATCTTTTATTCTTTGAACGTGTATGTTGTTTTTTCCAATGTGCCCGTCTACCTTTTGACTTTTAGATCTAAGATGTTTAACATGCTTTGATGGCGCAGGCTCAGTGTAAGGCTGCTTATTCCAACTTTGTGGCATTTCTGCGAGGTCGCCAATGATATCCATAATCCTTGGAAGCTCTTTAGTCTTTGGCATTACAACGTCAAACTTAAGTCCTTTTCTTACCGCAACCCAAAAGTATCTTGGACGATAAGAAAATCCGCCAAGTTGTAGGTTATTATGTTTAACATGGTAAAGATCGTACTTTTTACCAGAAACTTCCTCGACCATATCGCGATATTTAAGCATTACATCTCTACCTTGAGTATAAGCTTGTTGAACACACTCAAAGACGACTGCTTGAGGTTTTACACGTCCTGCGTATTTCATAAATGCTCGCGTGTGTTCGTGCACCTTTGCATCAATTCCTCTGTTACTCGGTCCTGACCATACCGACCATCCTGAGCACGGTGGACAGCCAAGAACTATATCTGTCTTCTTTGTTTCCCACTCGCCTGCATCATCTGAGAAGTTTGCTACCCAATTGTTTCCCATATGAGTTCTGTTGTTTTCAACCACCTGGTTTCCAAAGTTTAGCGTCCCTGTGCGATGAATCATTTCCATTCCATTTTGCACAAAACCAAGACTCATAAAGCCAGCAAGACCGTTGCAGTCAACAAACGTCATTTGCGACATTTTTTCCTCTCCTAGCGCATTCCTACGGATGGACTGTATACTGAGAGGAAAGATGCGACCTGTCTAAATCACTTTATTTAGCTAGTTTTTTCTGCCTGGGTTCTTCCTACCTCGTACCCACAACCAGCGTATCCTGCAATATCAATCCAGGTATCAGGTTGAAACCCAGATTTATTTGCGTATCGTGCGATCTTTAATCCAATCATCAACATTCCCACGTCTTCCTGGGTAACATTTATCCCAAGAATTACTGACCATATTCTTGCGATGCGATCAAAGTTTTCCTCAGGACCTCCATATTGAATGTCACGATCACCTGCAATGATGCGTGCAGCTTCGCGCAATGCCTCTACTCGATATAAAGATTTCTCATCACTCATATTATTCCTCTATCTTTGTCTTTACAATTACGTATGCCATGTATCTTTTATCATTTTCTGTAGATGCGAGCATGCGCACCTCAGCGCCTAGCGGAAGTGTTGCGTCTTCATCTTCGTTTATTCTCTTCCACTCAGTTATAACTTTTTCCCTTACCTGTGAAATGGTTTCACCGGACACATAAAATTCAATAGATGATCTCATTGAATTCGTTTCTGCAGTTGATAAGGAGCGTAGTGAGCGCCGTCAAGAATTGGTTCCTTGTCATCAGTTGACTTAAACACAATATCTCCGTAGCGCACAGCGACAACACGTCCTCTTCTTCCATTGTGAATAACTCCTGTGCTACCGTCATAGGCATCAGCCTTTACACGAACCTCATCACCTACGTTAATTGATCCTGGTTGCGCATCAATCCATTTTTCAGTTGGTGGCTCAGGGATAATTGAGTGTGTAAGCGCCAGTTGTGGAAACAACGCAATAGCTTCCTTTACTTGTGGACCAGAAAGATCAAGCGTTTCCCACGTCTTTAGCAGCTTTAAGATGGCATTCCCAACACCAACCTTTACACGTGCACCTTGCATTTGCTGGCGCACCCAGTCATAATTTACCTCAGGCATTTCCGTCTACCTCCTTTGGAAGACATTTTGCACACATATCTGGTGATGCGCCTCGACCAACGTCGTCAATTGCACGGGCGCAGAGCGCACATTTGACGCCAATCTCTTTAACCTTGTATCCATCTAGTTGTCTTTGTTTGTTTCGTTCCATCTTTTCAATGTAAAACTTATCAAGCATCTCATCTGTTCCACCAGCTGCAACAATAATATTTGCGACAAAGTGTAAAACGTCAACCGCCTCCTTGACAATTTCCTCGCGATCTGCATATGGCTTATCGTGTTGCCAAGGCTTCCATGATATTGCCTGACGCATCTCTGCAAGTTCATCGTCAATGGCAAGCATATTCCAACGCATGTACTCAATGAGACGACGAATATTTGCGTCTTTGTCGCCTGACATGTCATCAAAGTTTATGTAATAAACGTCTGTTTGTAGATCCTTTGTGCGTTTAATCCAGTTGTTAAACAATATTCCCATGACTACTATTTTCCTTTCGTTGCGTATAGGTTTAATGCGTCAGATACAGTCACCGCAGCATCTCTACGAGACGGAATTGACTTAGCATATTCTTCTCTTTGTGCGTGAGCGACTTCCACGCGTTTGTCAATGGGAAGAGTTTCAATGTGAGATGCAAGATATGTCCATGAATCTCCAATGGCTTGACTCTCTCGCCAATCTGTAGCTACGGGAGTAGAGGCGTTAAGCGACTGTATTAGTCGATATGACCACCAAGTACCTCCTGTTTGATACGGACTAATTAAGGAGCCAATGCCAGAGCTTATTTGTGAGAATACCTGCTCGTCGTTCCAACCTTTATGCCACTTCATTGGAATTGACTGATGCACAAGCATTCCAGTTACTTCTTTTATCCAACTCGTGTTGTAGTTTTCAACTACCCATTTATCACGTTTTTCGACTTCAATTGAGTCCTGTGTAGATAATATGTATGAGTCCAGGTTTATTGCAAACAGTGACTCAGCCGCACCTGCAGGCAATTGAGAAATTACCTTGCCTGTTCCAGACCAGGGAAGCGCTGGATACAATGTAGTTGGCCACTCATCATTAAGAAGTCGATTTACAACCGCAAGTAAGTTTGATGCCATACCTGGAACTGTTGCATACATAAAACCTTTACGGTAGGAATAAAAAGGCTTTGTTAAGTTATCTGGAGTTTTTGCTATTGCACGTAAGCTTGCAGTAATGCGTGTTGGCTCTGGCGCATCAATGAAAAAGCGTAGTTTAGACGACTCTTGTAGAAGATCTATTAAGTTAAGTGCACCGTATACGCGGTTTGCGCTTAAACTTGTTAGTGGGCTAAGTCCAATAAGCACAAGATCGTATTGATCAAGGTCATTTATGTTCCATGAAATATCAGGATCATCTTGAACTACCTCGTGCCCCATCTGAGAAAGAACATTACAAATAAGTCCAGCAAAAGATAGTGAGCGCTTATTAGCCTCGGCTGATGCATGAGGCGCACTCATTCCTGTAATAAGTATCTTACTCATGCAAGTGTACCATCAGCATTTCTTTTTAGTCCTTTGTCCTCTTGTAGTGCGCGATTTATGATGCGACTGCAGTGTTCTACGAACGACGAGTATTGAGGAACAAACGGAGTAAACGCATCGCGTTGCGCCTGAGCTGCCTCAATAAGTTGAGCATCACTCATCTTTTCAACGTCTGCAATTTTAAGTTTATACGCGTCACCTAATGGATCGCCTTCACCTTTGTCAGTTACAAGAATTGATCCTACGTGCGCGGTGTAAAGAAAACGACTGCGCCACCAGCCAGACCCAGCGTGCGGATATGGTGGAGAAAGAATTCCCCAATGTTGATTGTAAAACTCCAACACGTCCTTCTCTGTATCAAACCTTTGTCCGCCAAGCTTTTTAATAAGCTTACGACTTCCAACAATCTCAACTGGCCATGTCAGGTTTTTCTTTTCAAGCCAAGTATCATGCGGCATTAACGCACCTAAAACCCATGCGCGTTTCTTAAGTGACTGATTTAGCGGAACTACAGGACTCAGCGTAGGGACTATTGTCGATGTTGGGTCTAATGCCTCAATTGGACCAAGTTCCTTTGGCATACGCTTACGCACAATAGATCTGTCGCCAAATGAGTACATAGGACAAACTGGAACCATACCAGCAGACCAACGCTCAATTAAAAGATCCTCGGCAGCTTGAACAAGTCTTTTCTCCCAGGGTTTAATTGTTTCATCGTTATCCATCATGTAATAACGTTCAATGTAACACTTCTTTGCCGCATCTGGACTTACTGCACGCACTCTTTCAAGTGCAGCCTCAATGTCTGCGCGACTAAAATACGTTGCGCCTTCGTCACCGCGATGTTCAGTTCCAACAAGCAGGTGTTTATACAACATCTCAGGTTTACGAACTAGCGCCTTTGCTCCGTTAAACACAGTGTTAAACTGCCAATCATCAAAAAATCCAACACAAGGTAGTCCAGATGACAGCGTGTAAAGTGCACCCATTGCGCCTTGTCTACCATTAAGCGAGTTTAATGGTGCAAGATTGACCCAGGCAACATCATACGAAGACAGGTCCTCGCCAGGAGTTACCTTACGCCAATCAACTTCATGACCTAACTCACGCAACGCCTGTGCAATAGCTGCAGGCACGTCGATTTTTTGTATCGTCCTTTTTTCAGTGTTTATCTGCAGTGCAGTAAACCCTGTCATTAAGACAGATAACTTTTTCATAGTACTCCTCTCGTGCTAAGTGTGTTTAGCGCGTCACCTACGCATAATATACATAGGTGACGACTAAACGCACTTAGAACGGAGAGGCAGGTGCCGCCGCTACTGGTGCAGGTGCAGGTTCAGCTGCTACAGGTGCAGGTGCTGCAGCTGGTGCAGGTGCAGGTGCAGGAGCAGGAGCTGCTGCTGCAGCAGATGCTGCTGCTACAGGTGCAGCTGCGTAGTACATCTTGATTTCGTTTTTCTTGTTACCTTGCCAGGTACGTGAACCTACCTGTGCACGGAACGAGCGTCCCTTTAATGCTGCTTCGATTTGAGCATTTGAAGGATTAGATGCAAAGAACTCGCGGCCAAGACCGAGAGCTCCCATCTTGCGGAAGAACATTCCGAGAGCTGCAGAGTTATCTGGTGTAACTACTAAGTTATCCCAAATTAGTCTCTTTGCGTGAGCGCCAGTTGTTACCTGTGCCTTAACTGCAAACATAGTCTTGCCTGATTGCGAGACCTTTGCTGTAGCCTCTACGATGGTTAAATCATAATCGCCATCGGGTAGAGGTTCATAACTTGCTGATTCACCTGCGTCTTTAACGAGGTCGCCCCAGTTGAGAGTACTCACTGATTAGCCTTTCTGTTCTGTTGGTTGTGGTTGTGGTGGTGTCTTTGGACCAAACACGACATCGAGCATGCGCTCAATGCCGAGATTCTCTTGTTCTACTATTGCGCCAAGACGTCCTTGAACGCGCTCGCCAGCTTCGTACTCGTTAGTACGTTCTACGTACATGCGTCGCACTTTATATGGAGATTGCAGTGGATCTGGGTTTGGTAAAGATTCGACTGTCAACGCTCCAAGAATATCATAAAAATATGGTGCTTGGATTGCTAACTGTCCTTGTAAGTATGGACGTGAACGTCCATCACTTGAGCGTGCCATTGCAGTTAATACAACAGCTTCTAGTGGGTTAGTTGGGTGCATGGTTAAATCACGTAGGTCACGCAGCAGCGCTCCCATGTGACGAAGTAGTTCACCCCACTGTTGCATTTTCATTTGTTCATTGCCTGCAATTGAGTCCATACATTTAACCTGTAACTCAGATATTGAGTCAATGATTAAGCTTTTGAACTGATGCTTACCTAGTTGCAGCCATTGATACGTCTTTATAACTGTATCGTAATCACGGACGGTGACAACACATGTATCCCAGGTACCATCTGCGACAGGTGGTTCTTCGCGCAGCGGGTCCCAATACTTAACTATGATTGGCAGAAATCGATGTCCGCCTTCAACGTCAAGCATTAGTCGGGGATACGGTGCTGTGACAGCAAAGGTGGACTTTCCAACCTTAGACTCTCCATACACCATCATCGTGAGGGATCTTTGTACTTGTGACATGCGTCACTCACTTCCTTTCTTCTCTTCTGTTCCGTAGTATCCATATGGATCTCCTACATCGAACATTTCACTGATTGCTTGTTCGGCGGCGCTTCCGTCGTCTAACAAAGGGCATACAGTGAAAAACTGGCATTTCCATTTACAGTCGCGACTTGGGCGCGGGTATGCAACGTAGCGATGATCTGCACCTGCGTCAAGGTCATCGCGTGTTTTCATTAGATCAGTTAAAACTCCGTTTACTCTTTGCCAAAAAGAACGCAAGGCAAAGACATTGTGACGTACTTCAATTTGATCAAAAAATGGCGGACGTGCATTTGTGCTTCTTTTTACCTTTTTTAACAAGGTAAATATTCCGCCTTCGCTTCTTTCACCGTCTTTATTTTGCGCTGTCTCGAGTAACATATACGTAAGTATCTGCTCATTCATGTGTGCCATCGCACCAAAGTCTGTAAATGATCCACCGACAGTCTTAAAGTCGCGGAACATACGCACACCATCAGCCTTACGACGAACACGCATATCGATCTTTCCTTGAAGCTCTACGCGTCCTTCAAGCATTGGCATTGAAATAATTTCCTCGGTAGAGATCATCTCAAGCTCTGAGTCAATTCCATTTTCCTCTACCCATTGCAGGTAACCTTCAAGCATGATGCGCCCAAGCTCTGCCTCAGAGTCAAGATCGTAAGTATCACGAAATGAATCCTCTAACGCCTTACGGTCTGTTGCAACTAACATAGAGTGCGCCTCTAAAAGTGGAATACTTTTTGAGTAGTAATCATCAAGTGCCTGGTGAATACGACTTCCAAGTGCGAGCGCACCTGTCATCTGCTGTGTTTTAGGTTGTAAGCGTCTATAGTAACTTAACCACCACTTACGCTTGCAGTCCTTATACGTTTGAACTTCAGAGTTAGAAATCTTTATAGGCTCTGTCATAGTTTTCCTGCCTTATCGTCTTTAAGTAAGCTAAGTAGCTTGTCTTTGTCACGAACAATTTGTTCGAAGTTGTCTGCCTTGGTTTCAAGAACTTGAATCACCCGTTCCTCGATAGTTCCTTCAGTAACATAGTCTGTCACAATAATTGAGTCATGAATTTCTGATCCAATACGGTGTACACGATCTAAAGCCTGTCTGTGATCAACAAGTGACCATGGACGTTGCAACATGATTAGGCGACGTGCGGCAGTGAGTGTAATGCCAACGCCGCCTGCCTGCGCGGTAAAAAGAATCCACTTAATCTTTCCTGCTTGAAAATCATCTACTGCCTGCTGTCTTTCGTCTTCGTTTTGAGCTCCAGTGATAAGACCGTGTCGTATACCTTCCTTAGTTAGTGCAGCGCTTAAAAGATAAATTAACTGTCTTGAGACTGCACATACGGCGACCGAGTCATTTCCAAAGTCACCACTTTTTATATCGTCCATCAAGGCATCAACCTTACACGATGGCTCGGTAAGTACCGCCTTTATCTCACCTGTAGTTTCGTTTACTGCCATCTCTGCGTATGAGCTTGCAAACTGTAAAAGACGAATTGTTTGTGTAAGTGCTGACGGCGCGGTTATTGCATCTCCATTTTCTAACTCTGCAATCATCATGTCACGCATTTGCTTATAAGCTTTTTCCTGCTTGGTTGACATCTCAACGTCGCGACGCTCGAACATCATCTCAGGTAGCCAAGGAAGAACCTTAGCCTTAAGCATACGACGCATGCGTGGGTTTATTGCTGCATAAAATTCTTGTTCCATATGAGGCTTTACGCCTAAAACCATCATGCCACCAAAGGCATTAAGCATGGTGTTAATCATTCTGTCAACCCAACGTGTCTTACTTGGCCACTCATTTGGACTTAGCCAGTGAAGAATTGACCATAGATCTAAAACATCATTTGCAATTGGCGTTCCTGTAAGTGCAAATCTAATATCCGCATCACCTGTGGCGGCCCAGAGCGCACGAGTTTGCTTTGACTTTGCTTCCTTGGATCTGTGAATTTCATCAGCTATAACTGCCTTAAAATCAATGTTGTTTAATTCACGCAGATGAACTTCGCAGCGATTTTCCGAAACCTTTTCATCGTGCCCGCCGCAGGACTGACACCTTGCTAGAGCAATTGACCCATAACCTGCCAGGCGGGAATGAGTTCTTAAACCTTCCCAGTTAATTACATAAACATCGGCTGGTTCCATAAATTGCTTACGACGTTGACCTGCGCTTCCTTTGATGACTTGCACGTTTACGTCTGGCCACCATTTTACAAACTCACGCTTCCAGTTTTTCTTTAGGGTGTTAGGGCAAACTACCAAGGCAGGAAATATATCTTCACCTGAGTCCTTAAATGCCTTTAAGGCACGTATTGCCTGGGCAGTCTTACCAAGGCCAGGCTCGTCGGCAAGTAATGCTCTACGGGCAGTCTTTAAAAATGCAACGCCTGCCCTTTGATGCGGAAATAGGTCCGCATTAGAGAGGTCCTCTAGGGTCTCTAGGTCACGAAGATTATTCGCTGGGGTAATCCGATTGGCAAGCTCACCAGTGGCCCAGTCGGTCAATTTAGGGCCAATAATTAGGTCATTTCTAAAGGTAGATCTCAACGCGAGACACGTTGCCCAGCTCAATGGGACTGTCCACACGCTTAGCTTTGTATCCCACTTTGCGCCAGGTAAACTTTTACAAAGTTCCTTAAAGCGCCACTCAGCATTGATTACTACGTGCTTGTTTAAGTCGTCAAGCTCTACGTTCACAGACACCTAAAAGGTTCCTTTCGTCATTAAGTCGTTATACTAACAGGTTTTGATAAAAAAGTAACTACATTTTGACCTAGTATGTAGATTTTTATTGAAGCAGGCGCAAAGGCTTCCATCCTAGCTTTACACAGCGTAAAAGGCCGTGACGTATGGCATCAAGTGCGTGGCCTTCGCCTCCCTTGTGCCAGTACTCTAATTTCTTCAATTTTGAGTTATCAAACATTCCTTTTGCGTCAGAAGGCGATTGAAAATATATGTCATCTGGTTTTCTTCCAACGTCAATAAGACACTGCTTGAGGACCCCTATTTGTTCTAACGAAAAAGGCGCCTGGCTGTTTCTTACTGTTTGTGCGTTTATGACAAACCGTTCACATATAACCTCGGCCACAGGATTATTTTTTAGAACCTCGCGTATCGGCTTGGCGTATTCCTCCTGTTGAACCTCCATTGACCAAACAAGCACAGGCTCCTGTCCGCTTGTGAACTCAAACAACGCAAGACCTGTTGCCTTCCCTGGATCAACTGCAAGTATCTGCTTCATCGATATTTTTCTCCCCAGTTTTCCATAGGTCCGTCAATTCCTGCAGTAAGAGGAACATCCCAACCTTGTGTAGTTGTCATGCACTGTTGAACTATCTTTTTAATTTCCTCTGCGTCCTTGCGCGGTGCGTTAAGCACAATTTCATCGTGCACTGGAACGATAAGAAGTTCAGTTAAGTCAGCTTGATCTAACTTGACAAGGTTTGCCTTAAATACCTCGGCAGCGCCTCCTTGGATTAAATAATTCACCAAGGTGTAAACTCTATCCTCGTCACACGGCAGTCTTCTGCCTGTCCATGTATATACGTACCCTTGACCTTCTGCTTTTAAGCGACGCATTCCAGCATCTTCAATTTGACGTTGAAAGTGCGCCATTCCAGGAAACCTTGTATCAAAAGCGTCTGATACAGATCTCATCTGCCCTTCTTGTACTCTAGCTGTAATTGCTTGTTTTGCGACTCCAGCTCCGTAAAGACGACCGTATACCGTTCCTTTAATAAGGTTACGACGCTTATCTGAGCGTTGCATATTTGGATCGTTGTAGATTTCTTTACCAATTTCCGTAAACGGATCTGACCCGGTAGCATCAGCTCTATTGAATAGGTTGATGAGATTTGGATCTTGCGAAAGTGAGGCAAACATTCTGAACTCAACTTGGTCAAGGTCGCTGGTAACAATGACATGTTCATCGTCCTTTGGTATAAATGCCGTGCGAACAGTGTCATCACCCTTGGGCAATGTTTGCAAGGCTGGATTTTGTATGCTCATACGACTTGTGCGAGCACCAAGTGTTTTTACGGAAGGGTGAACTACTCCGTTTACGTTATCGCTTAAGAAGTTTGAAAAATAAGTATTTGCAAGCTTGTCTGCCTTACGCTGTTTTAACACAATTTCGGCAAGATTTTTTACGTCATCGTTTCCGTTAATGGTAAGTAGATTTAATTGATCCTTTGTTGCAGATTTTTGTCCTGTAGGTGTAAATTCTGTAATTTCCGCGCCTAGTTTCTCAAAAAGACGCACCAGTTGAATGTTACTTGATATAGAAGTGCCATTGTAGGCCTGCTTAGCCCAATCTTTTACTGATTGGCTATAGTCATTTAGCTCTTGATACTTTCTCTTAGAGTACTCAAGGTCTACGCGCGCTCCATTTATCTCCATACGTGTAACAATCTTGCGCGCAGCCATTTCAAGCTCGTAAGCGCGGTTATATGGACCTGTAGGACCGCACTTTTCGTAGAACATCTCCCATAGACGCATTGTAAGTACCGTATCAAGTGCACCATACGCCCAGTAAGGTTCAAAGTTTACTGGAACTGTTCCCCACGTCCAACCGTTTTCAATAAGCTTAACGTCTAAGGTATCTTGCAACGCAACTGCACGTCCGTCAACATATAATGCGGCAAGTTGCTTTAATGCACCAGATCCTAAAGGATCAATTATATGTGCCATAATCATAGTGTCGTGTGACCTATGCCATGGAATGTCCCAACGAGATTGAACTGCAAACCAGCGAGCCTCAAACGCAATGTTGTGACAAACTAACTGGCCATCAAACTTATCCATTGCCTCATAAAATACACCTGCCCACTCCTGCCACGGAATTGCCCAACCTTGCTGTCCATCTCCAACTTGAACAAGGCGTAGTTGGCCATGCCAGGGAGACAACGCGTCTTTTCTTTCTCCACCAGGCTTTTCACCAGTTTCAGTGTCAACTGCAATTGCGTTGTGTGGGCGTCTTTCACCGAGCCAACGTATAAAAGCCTCTGCCTTTTCTACGTTGTCTACGAGGTGAAGTTTAACGTCACCTAGTCCACTATCTGTCATTTACATCCTTTGTTATTGTTACTTCTATATTACACTGTAAAAAGTACTCTACGGTCTCATCAGGAAGACGATGAGATGCGCGAGTGCCAATTCTCATAACAACACGACGTATTCCAGCGTTTGATATTAGCTTTGCACACTGATAACATGCTGCATCAGTTATGTATATGGTTCCACCTTCAACCCGTGAGCGGTCTACGTATAAAAGCGCATTTGCCTCCGCATGTATTGATGGGCAAGAGTCATACGTATTTGTCAAAGGAACTACTCCTTGCGCGCGTGGGCACCATTCAATGCAGTCACCTTCAACCGAAAGAGTTGACGCAGGGCCGTTGTATCCTGTTGCACTTACGCGTTGGTCCTTTGAGATAACAACTGCGCCTATTTGCGCACGACTACAGCGTGAACGTTTGGCAATTGAGTCTGCCACCGACATCCACGTTTCGTCCCAGGAGGGTCTAGTCAGATGATTCAGGTGGTCCTCCAACAATCATGCTGTTAAAAAGCTTGCTAACTAAAAACATAGCTTCTTTACGAGTAAACCCAGCCGCCTGTAATTGAGTATACATCTCATGAAGTTGAACCATGGCAGCCTTCATTGGGCTTTCATACATGTCTTCAATTTCACGTTTTAATTTTTTCATTTTCTCTTCATCCATTTAATTTTTCCTTATTCTTCTCAATGGCGCGTATCATTGCACTAGCGTACCATCCTTCAAACGGGTGAAGTCTATAACGTAACATTGTCTCGTCTCTATGCTGAGCAGCGGTTAGCGCACTTAAGGCGTATGATGAAACTTGTTGCCAAGTTAATCCAGTGATGGCTGGAACATCCTCGTATTTGTCTGCGTACTTTAACTTATCAGCCATATCATAGTGTTGCTCGTAGATATGAAGAGATCCAACATGGTGCGTGTAGTTGCCAGGCTCAATACCTAAGACAGATGCAATTGCAAGTTGAACACGTGTAAATTGAAAGAAGTCATACGCAGCTCCAAGCCACACGTCGTTCGAGCGCATGAACACAGTCATATTTAACTTATTGTCACGTATTCTAAATTGGTGAAGTATCGTGCAAGGGTAATCACGTTTCTTTGGAAGTAGATCAAGCTCAGGATTCCATATCGTAACAACTGCCTGTCTTGTGTCTGGATCCTGCCTTAGTCTTTCAATAATCTTTTCATATTGCCCTTGAGTTCTAAGACCATATGCGCCATGGAATAGTCCGTTGTCCTCAGCGTAGTTCTTAAATTGTGGACCAACTGCAATGACAAGTTTTGGCGTTGATATTCCAGCGAGAAGTTGACATGCCTCAACCGCACCAATACCTGGAACAGTTCCGCGTCCTACACCTAATGGTAGGGTGTTCTTTACATCATCAATACGAATTACCGCGTCCTCGATCTCACGGGTCTTCATTCCGCGCGGAGCGGTTTCTCGACCGTGCTCTAAGACGTGTTTAACAAGATCAACGTACCCGTTAACTCCGTCTGGTATGTTTATTATCGCAGTATCCACTGGCTCTCCCTGTTATATCGTAGTGATTGCTTAAATATCTCGTGCCCGTAATCTAGCTTGCGCGCGTTAGAGAAACGTCGTACATATTGCGGATGAGGAAGAACAACGTATTGGTGTTCCTTAAATCCATGAGCCTTTAGTCCTTTTTCTGCTAGGGTCCCAAGCGCAATTATTCTTGGTCTTTTTAATACCTGCCACAACTCGTCAACCTGTGTAACGTGCTCATCATTTACATTTATAATTCCTACAGTCTTCCAAGAGTTGCCTGGAAGAGATGATAACAAGAAATCACCAGAGTTTCCATCAACAGGCATAAAGGGTAATATTGTCTCCTTGCCATAAGCTTCCTTTATATTTTGTCTATCTCCAACGAGTAGTACCTGCGCGTCATAACGTCCAATATACCAAGGAAATTGTTTAAGACTATCTGCCTTAGTTGCCGCGTAGTGTGAATTACTTATTATTCTTTCCGCGAGCATGGGAATATCCTGTAGAGATTCGCTTGATGGGTTTAACATCTCGAACTCTGTGGCAACCTCGTCTGCCGCAAGTCGATATTGACCAAGGATCTTGTAAAGCTCATCGACAGTTACGTAATCGTCACCGCGAGATGAAAGACGACGTTGAATCACGTCTAAAGGTTGATAAAGCCAAAATTGATGAACACCGCGAGAGGCAAGAAAGAGTTCAACCCAACGCCAACCTGCAACGCCAAGTAAACCATAGCCGTCAGAGTCTGACTCAGGACGTTTTAATGGCGCATATGTGATTTCGCCCCAGTGCCAGCGATCTGCAACCGCAAGTCGTTTTGTCCAGTCAATATCCTGTATTGAGTTTACGTAATCATTTAATACCCAACGACGAGTCATCATATCTGGCTTTGATTTATGAAAAAATTCTACGTTATTGTTAGGAAACATTGACTTTAGTTGATGCTCGATCTCGGACACAAGAGTAGACTTACCAGAGGCGTCTGTACCTTCAACTACTATAAACATTATGCGTCCTTTTGTCGTGAGTTAATATTATATCACTAATTTTGCGTTTAAGGAATAAGCTCTACCCTATAAATAGACTCGATTCCTTTATCAATATCTGAGGCGTCCTCTAGTAATCTTTGAGCCACATTGGTTAGGTAACGGGCTCCACCTTGGTCATATTTGTATAAGGCATCTAAGACTGGAGTAGGCTCCTCAGATACCTGTGCCCAGTAGCGATGCTTTTCAGGAAATATCATAGCCACATTGCGAGTTGGAAAGCACTGCTCGCAAGGAACTGCGTCACTATCTAAGTTTAAGGAAGGCATCTCATTTAATCCATATCTTTTGACCAGTGGACACGCTGCTCCGTGGAATATTAGTGAAACTCCAACACGAGAAAGAATGTAAGATCCATTGTCAGTTTTATACAGCTTAAACTCAATCCAGCGATACGAACCTTGTCTCCATGAAGAAGACTCAGCAAGAAGCTTGCCGCTAAATTGAAGGGTGCGTGATCCGTCCTTGACCTCATGCATTATTTTTTATCCGCCAAGTCTACACTGCCATTCGCAATGTCATTTACACGAGATAAAAGTGTGATGTCGGCGCGCAATGAAGCAATTTGAGCCTCATACATCATCACAAGTTCGCCAATGCGCTGTTGTAGCGCTATAGCCATCAGTTCGTATTTGTCCTTTGGCTGGTCCATAGTTACGCGCCTAAGGCGCTAATCTCCGCCTGTAAGGCAGCGAGTTGTAAGTCGGCCTTTGCAATTACCTCGCTTGCAGACGCAACGTTAGCAGCGTCTGGAGTCTCAAGTGCATTTTCTGCAACTAAAGATATCTGGGCATTGTACTTTGAGTACTCTACATTTTTAATGTGCGAATTTATAACCGCGATCTTTTCCTCAGTCGTTAACTCTACGGTTGACACCGTTTGTCTCCTTTGTCAATTTAACGTCCCTGTGACGTTAAAATCCTATACTGTTTTTACTTTTTATGTCTCTTCTTGAACACTTTGCTTAAGCTGTAAAAGAGCGTTTCTTTGAGACATGCGTTCGCTAAGCTTATTTTCAAACGAGGGGCTACCTTCCTTAGGCAAGTAACCTTCATCTACGTTTTTTTGTAGACTTGCAATTGCCGAGTCAAGAACATTTATTTGCTCGTCTATCATAGAAATTTTTATACTATTATCTAAATTTATCATTTTTACGCCCAATTCGAGTAGCTAGAGTAACTTGACCAGCTGCTTCCACCATTGTTACTTGCACGTGCTCTTACCCTCCAAAACAGGTTGCTAACTCCTCCAGTTACCTTAGGTACCTTGAAGTTTTGCGCGTCTGACGTTGGGAGCGTTCCGCTCGAAGGGCGCGTTACGTTTGGCTGTCCGTTTGGAGTTGACCCGTTACTGCTTGGTTGACAGTCTAGTTGATACACTATTGTTCCTGATCCTGAGGAGTCAGACCAGTCCGCGTCGTAATTGTAGTTGTCTAAAGTATTACCACCTGGATCATAGGTTAAAGTCGGTGTTCCTGGAGTTGAAGGCGCTGCAAGGCTTGAAAGAATAACGTTTGATCCTACCTCACTGGACGTTCCTGCCGCATTTGTTGCTGTAGCAAATGCCTTAAAATAGTAAGGAGGCGGAGACGCATCAACCGGTGTTACAGTGTACGAGACAGAGGAAGACGACGAGCTTACCTTAAGAACGTTAGATGTTGTTGGAGGATTAGACGTAGAGGCATATATTCTTAAATTGAATGACGTTGGAGAGTTTGACCAACCTGATGTTGTTGCAGTAATAGACGTATCCGCAACACCTGTTCCAGTTAAGGTAACTGATCCGCCAGACGGAGGTGATAGTGGAGCAGCAACAGTTGCAGGATTAGAAAACGCTTGATTTGATCCTCCTGCGTTTGAGGCAGTTACACGACAACGAATTGGGCTGTTGTAGAAAAGAGCAGAGAAAAAATTAGAAGGAGGAGAATAAGTAGAACTTGTTGCCCCTGATATACTTAGATACGTTGATCCTCCGTCGTTATACTGCCACTGATACGCAAAAGAAGTTGGTGAATTTGCCCATGTTCCAGTTGTGCACGAATACGTCGTAGTTCCGGCAGTTCCTGAAGAAGGCGTAACAACTGGAGCATTTGCTCCACCCGTATTTACAGGTGCAGATACAGCATTAGGAGTCACAGAGTTAGAGGCAGCAGACGTGCCAGATGTGCCGTTGGCATTTGTAGCAGACATTGTGAAAGTGTATGCTTGATTTACAACGTATGAGCCTGTAACTGTGATAGGACTTGACGTTCCACTGTAGCTAAGAGATATCGAAGGACTCGACGTTATTGTAAGTGAAGACAGCGCTTTTCCACCAGTTGCACCTGAAAAACTTAGTGACACCTGAGTAGAGCTTGAAACGCTAGCACTTACAGTTGGAGTCTGAGGAACAGTGGTAGCAGTTGCACTAGCAGCAGACGAGGCAGTTCCTGTCCCTATTGCGTTTATTGCCGACACGCGATAATAATAAGTTTGAGCGCTTGTAAGACCTGTGTCAGTGTAAGTTGTAGATGTTGTAAAAGTATTTGCCACAAGGGTAGAGTACGTGACGCCGTTTGTCGAGCGCTCAATGAAGTATCCTGTAATTGCAGAGCCGCCGTCACTTGGCGCAGTCCATGAAAGATCTATGCGACCGCTGTTATACGAGCGAGATGCTCCAACGTCTGTCGCGGTAAGACCAGTAACTTGGCCTGGAGCAGTTAGTCCGCCAAAAAATGTTCTCCAGGTGCCAGACACCTTTACGTATCCGTCAGCTACATTTCTCCATGTTCCAGAAACTTTTACATACAAATTTGTAAGAGTGTTCCATGACCCACTTGACTTAACATGCGCAGTCATCTTATGACCACCTTAACCAGACGTCTCCGTTAACTCCGTCGCCAGAGACAGGCGCTGCAGAGGACGCAAATGTGTTTCTTAATGAGCCAGACCCACCTGAAGTGTTACCTCCACTTGATTCAAGATACGGCGCGTTAGCAAGAGTTATTGAGTTGAAGGCGCCATCTAGAATTACAGCACCTGCATAAGACATTGTTAGTGACGAGTCACCTGATGTGATAACAACGCCGCCAGCTACGGCTGCTATGCTTCCGATCTGTGATCCGCTTACGTTAAATAAAATTGAATTACCAGTACCTGTTGGAGCTAGCGCGAGCCCTGTGCCGCCTGTATAGTTAGTAGACGTAAATGAAGAACCAGTAATAGCAGCACCAGTAATAGTACTTCCGCTTTGGATGCTGCCCTTAAATATAGCAGCGCCAGAAGATGCGCTAATTGAAAATGTAGAGCCGTTATCAGAACCAGTGCTTGTTGCATCAAAACCAGCGATACCTGCAGAGTTCATAACGATACGCGCGCCGGTTGTTGCCGAGCCGCCTGAGAAAACAGTTATACCGTTTGTATTTACCGCAGTTATCTGGTTGCTAGCATTTACAATTGTGCTTGCACTTGGTTGAAGTGAGGCTATAGCTGCGTTATACGCTGTTGTCGCGGCAGATGACGCAGCGGCCGAGTCTTGCGCTAGCTCCCAACTGTCGCCATCCCACGAGTACAGCTTATCGTTATCATTTGTGTCAATCCAAAGATCGCCAATTTCATGAGCAGTGCCTGCTGGCGCATCGTTTTGATAGTAGCTAGCATTTTTAGAATCTGCCGTTGCCTGTGCAGTAGGGTCTGTTACAGGAATGTAGTCTTCAAGGTTTTCGCTGTATACTTTTTGAGCGCCTGTAGTAGGGTCAACAACAGTTGTACCTTCTTTTTCGATGTCTGGGTCTGTAGCGGAAACTACCGTAACACCAAAGGCAGCCTCGTTTGCAGTTACCGCGTCTTCTTGAATTACCTTTGTTGTTACCGCACGAAAGCCAAGCTTCTCGGTTGTTACAACGTTGGTCTTAAGACGTTTTGCACCAGGTCGTTTTTCAATACGACGAACTTTACGCTCAACGCTTGTAAGAACCTTTCCTATGCCTTTACGACGTCTTCTTCTACTCGCCAATCTTGTCCACCTCCGGCTCTGTCACTAGGGTAAGCTCAACTTCCTCGCCAAAACTTGGAGAGTCAGGAACAGAAACTTTATATCCATCTATCTTTCTTATAATTACGGTGTCACGTGGTTCAAGATCTGTCTCAAGACGCATACGAACAAACTCGTCATTTACAATTATTGAGCACCAGTCTCCAGGAAGGTACTCTCCTATTCTTGGACTAAGCGAGCCATTTACACGCACACGTATATCTGAAATTGGTGGACGAGACTCGGCTAAGTATCTTTCCGCGTGCGCGTATAAGGCGTCTTCCTCAGATACCTCATTACGTGTTTCCTCCGCGTCTAAAAGTGGCCAACCATCTTGTAATAAATCAGTTGCAGTTGCAACTGCGTAAGGCTGAGATGCGTCATCTCCAAGATCTGGAATGTTTCCAACAACAAAGAAGCGTGTTGCTGCGTCCTCTGCGTTTTCGTCCATAGTTACATCAATGATGTTTCCAGGATACTCAAAAACAATCTCGTCTGCGCCGTATCTGCTTGGAGGCGCCGCCTGTCCTTCAGCAGGAGGATTTGGGTAGTCGATAGCTATAAGAACAAATGTGCGAGTAAACACAGGAATGCCTCCTACGTACTCGAGATCACAGTCTACGCGAAACTCAAAGCCGTCTACCGTGTCTGAGTACTCGTCAAGCTCTTCTCCAACTGAACGCAACTCATATCCGCGATATGTAGTATTAGGAACATTTCTTCCACTGTAAGACTCCGTCGAGTACTCTATATCTAAATCAGAGTTTCCAGGATACGGTCCGTATGTTCCAATACTTACAGTAGGTTGAACTACAGCAGTCCCGCCTGCAACTGCTGTTTGCTCTAAATCGCTATCAGCAACATCAATGGTAAAAGTTGTAGAAGTAGGAGTTGAAAAAATGTCAAAGTATCCATCAAATGTAGAAATAAAGTCAGTAGAGGTATCTACTCCGGATAATCTAACAGTCTGCCCTACGCTAAATCCATGAGCTGCAGACGTAGTTATAGTTCCTATAAAGTCTTCTATCTTCTTAAAGGTTACAGTTCTTGTTATCGTAGATACGGATGTAAATGATGATGAATCAATTGTAAATGTAGTAGCAGTAGGAGTAGCTACTACGTCCCATACTCCATTGAAAGTAGAGTTAACATTATAGATCTCTACAGACTGAGTAGGAATTAGCTCGTGAGCGGAAGCTGTAGTTATAGTTGTAACTCCACCTGGAGCAGTGATAGACGTAATTTGCAGATCGTTAGTTTGTGCAGGCTCAATATCTGTGTTAGGAAACGAGATACCGCTAAAGTCAACAAGAATTTCGTCAAGAAGCTGGCGCACGTAGTCATACGTATCTACACGAACATTGACTGTTACACCTTCATAAGTTCCATTTGGTATCGATGTTCCAGTTATCGTAAATGAGTCAGCGGTAGGAGCGCTTGCCACAGTGTAGTATCCACTATATTGAAAATCTCCAATCTCTGGAAAGGACAGGCGAACACTCGAGCCAACAGGGAACCCGTACTCAAATGCATCTAGCGTTGCAGTAACTGTTCCACTAGATACAACAAGAGTGGCTCCAAAATCGTGAGTCCAGGTCTTCCAAATATTTCTATGATACAGATAGCTGGTAAACTCAGATGCATTAACGCTTAATATTCTGTCTACAACGTTATATGAGCGACTCCATATGATTCCGCCCCAAATGCAAACTCCGTCACGCACTACATATAGTCCTGTCTTACCAGGCATTGTGCTGTTGTACAAGTCCATTCCAGTGTTACTTGGTAAAACTGGAATCGTGCCTGAAAAACTACCTGCTGAATTTAGCACTCGCTCAAAGGATACACCTTTGAAGGGAATCTCTGCTAGTATATCATTAGATAGAAGATTGGTTGTAAAATAGCGATAGTCAGCTGAAATCGTGTCGGTAGCTACCATGTTACACCTCGCTGAGTAAATTCGTCATTACAAAACATTTAGTATCTATCCTAGCCAAGCTGAGCGATAATACACCGTAAGTACCGCCTCGCTTGTCGCATCTCCATCATCTTCAAACGATATTACGTTATCTCCAGGCGCAAGAAGAATCCACTCTGCAAGAACATCAATTAGGTTGCGCTTACCTACCGCATCACCGTCAAGTGCTACCTCATGCTCTAAGGTATCAATCTCTAAAATTTCACCTGCACCAATTGACTCGATGATAGTTATAGACTCATTTGTTGTCTCGTTAATTATTTCAGCAGGGCCAGTAACAGGTCCCGCAATTGAAAGAACAACTGGAGCATAGGCATTACCGGTGTTTGTTATTGTAGCCTTTCCAGTAGCTGAAGTAGATGTATTCTTTCCTGGAATTACCGTTGAGCGATAGCCAAGCTCGTTACCTGCAAACCACTCGTACTTTAAGGGGTCTGGTGCCCTTAATCCGATAGAGAACTCTGTGCGACCGCGTTCGTTTACCGTGTTTATCTCTGGGCGCCCTGAGAGTCGAACGTAGGACGCCTTAGTGGGCTCCTCATTTGTCTTTAACCAGTCACCTACGTAAACAAGATCGGTGTTTGTAATTAACTTGTCACGCGCTATCTTTACGTAACTTGGACTTGGTGGTAAAAAGACTCCATTAAGTGTAATTTGTCTTGCCGTGTATCTTCCGCGTACATCGTATGATCCGTCTCCCCAGCCGCGAGGAATATCCTCAATATCTGGCTCAGGATGATTCCACCAACCTTCTATATCGGTGCAGATCCAAACTACGCCGTCCTCATCAATTGTATTAAGAACTAGTGAGCCAATACTTACATCCGCATTTAACTTTAGCCCCGTGATCTTTGGATACGGAACTGGGCGAAACGCTTGATTTACCTTTTGATTTTCCTGAGCTTGATTTGGCTCGTCTACATACTCGTTTAGATAGGTTGCCTGCTCAAAAAGAACGGCATCAACTAAAAATTTCTGCGCTGCAGTTCCAGCAACTGGTTGAACTACGCGAACTAACGCACTTAATGCGCCTACAGGCGCGGTAAATACTCCAGTAAGTCTTACCCAGTCGTCTCCTCCAATAACCTCAAGTTGAATAGAGTTTGAGGTCGATATTACTGATCCTGCAGTTGCAGAGTTATACCAAATAACGTCAGCTGATAAAGTTCCTGTTTGAGCTGCAGCAGGTATCTTTACATACGCTCCTAATGCGTAGGAAAGACCTGCTGTAACAAGAATACGGTCTGCGGTAACAACACCAGAGTTAGACGCTGCTGCCTTTGTAACCTCAAGAGATGATGAACCGTAGAAGTACTCGTTTGTAATACGTGCGATGGCGCTTGAGCCAGTGGCGGACCAGCCTGTGGTGTTGGTCTTAAATGACGGGTTAACTATAAGGTTATTACGGTCTGCCATCATGCGCCTCCGCGTCGTAGTCTAAATGCAAGGGTTCTGTCAATCATCGCCGCGAGTTCTGACTCATTCATACCAGCTGATGGATATACGTTTATGATGTTTGAAGGGCCGCCTCTTCCAGCAAGTTGTGCAACAATTGCTCTATCTCTACGAGATAGACCTTGCTCGTCAAGTGGCTCAATACGCTCAGGGCGACCAGCCTCGGCAACACGAACTATTGCTCCGCCTGGTTGAGGCTGAATGACTCCGCCTTCTGCGAAGCCAGGAATTGGTGGAATGGCAAAACCTTTACCGCCAAGACCTGGAACCCAGTTAGGAACTGTAAACTTTATCTTTGCAAATGTGTTATTCCACAAACGAGCAATCCATGAAAATGCTCTTTCAGCTGCGTTCATTATGGAGTTAAATATTGGAATATTACTAAGTGCTTCCTTCGCGTTGTTCCAAATTGCCTTTAAGCCATTAACAATGAACTTGCCTAACGCGCCAAAAATTGTCTTTAGCCCTTCAATAGGGTTTCCAGTGATGATCTCCCAAAGGCCTTTTACAATACGTATTGCTAGAGCTATTGCCTCTGCAAAAATATCTATCGCGTTAGTCAACACGAACTGGAATATTGGAACAATATATTTTCCTATAAAGTCACCAATTTTCTTAAAAATTTCTCCAAATCCTTCAAATACTGGCGCTAACTCGCTTAATGCTTCTTTTACAGTATCAAAAGCTCCTTTAAGCGCACTCCCAACTGCATCAATAAGCTTTGCAACAGCTTCCCTAAATATCTCGCTTTTATTGTAGGCAATAACTATCACCGCAACGACCGCGGCTATAGCCGCTGCTATAAGGACAAGCGGTCCAACTGCAACTCCTGTTACCACGCTTAAAAATCCAAAACCGGCTTTTATAAGCGTAATCGCGCCACTTAACTTACTAAACACTCCAACAACATTTAGTATTGTTCCACTAATTACGAAGAATCCAAATTTTACTACAGCAATTATTAGGCCTAAAGCGGAGAAGAACGCAAGAATGCGAGCTCCAGTGTCAAATAACTTCTTGATGGCAGGATCAGATAGTATGTTAACTACTACGCTAAGAGCGGTGTTAAGAGTATTAAAGAACGTCTGTATCGCACCAGAAGATAACGTCACCTCTATGAACTTCGTTAACGTGACAAGAAATTCTGCAAAGGCAGGACCTGCTGAGTTTAGTCCAGTAAGAATATTGCCAAATGAAGGAGCTGCCTGCTTTAAGGTGTCCCAGAACTTACCTACGTTTGGATCTGCTCCTGCTTTTAGAATCTCCTTGATAAAGGCGCCTATTGATGAAAGTGCCTTTGTTGCATTTATCGTAGTCTCTCTTAGCCAGTCAGCTCCCGCTGGCTTTTCAAAGAATTTCTCAAATCCAGCGGTAACTTCAGTTAGCCAATCGATTATTACGTATCCTCCGCCACCTGGAGTAAACGCTGATTTGATAACATTAACTATTCCACTTACAGCGTTTCCAAATATTCCACCAATACTCGCAGCTATATCACCGTACTTCTTAAAGAATGCATCGAGCTCGCCAGATGCCTGCTTAGTGTCTAAAAACTTAGCAAACTCGCCTGTCTTCTTCTCGAGGAAGTCAACAAAGCGCCTTGTTTGTGAGTCTGCTCCAACAAGAAGTGAAAGAATAGAGTCGTATGTGTTTCCAAAAACCTTACCGAATCCTCTGACCACATACTCTGAGGTCTTAAATACCTTAGCCAGGTCTAGCTTATTTTCAACATCAACTATTGAGTCAACGATACTATTAAACGCATCTGCAACAGCTTCTGCAAGTCCTTTAAACAGTGGTTCTAACTCTGGAAAAAGTTCATCTTTTAGTCTTCTTAATCCATCTTCTAATCCTGGAAAAAGCCCTGCCGCGGCTGCGTCTCGCAATTTCTTTAACGCTGGTGCAAATTCATTTACTATAAACTTTACAAAGTCCTGTGCTTCCTTAGAGAGACCGCTAAGAGAATCAGCAAAAGCGTCTGCGCCAGCTGCACCAGACCCTGCGTCCTTAGCTTCCTCTTGGGCACGTAAGGCGTCTCGCTCTGCGCGTGCCTTTGCCTTTGCTGCCTGTTGAACACTCTTAAACGCGTCTTGCGCAGTGTCTGTTGCTGAGATAAGACGGAGAAGACCTTCGTCTTGCACGTCTGGAAAAGTTGCCTTTGCTACATTAAGAAGCTCGTCACTAACGCCTTTACTTTTTTCTACAAGGTTAGTCTGCTGCTGCTGCAAGTCTTTGTTGCGATCCTTAGACTTTCTATAGTTTAGCTCTGCCTCAGCAAATGCAAGTTGCGCTTCTCTACGAGCACGAGAGTTAGGTGGTAGGTCCTGAACACGAGCTAAAGTTTCACGTGCCTTTTCAAGCTCGATTGCTGCTTTCTTTTCACTGATTGCTGCGTCCTCTGCATCAAATCCAAGTTGCTGCAGCTCTTCGCGACCGTCTTTAAGAGCTTCATTAAGATCTTCTTGTGCCTCAGTAAGTCTTTCATCTGCGTCTACTAGATTCTCTTGAGCAGATTCAATTCTACGTAATGCTGCAATCTTAGCGCTGGCATCCGCTTTTGCACCGGCGGATGATTTTTTAAGTCCTGCTGATATGGCATTACTTACACCTGAAAACGCAGAAGCAGTTACAAGTGCAGCCAACCCTAAGGAGGTGAATATGCCAAGAAGAGAAGTTAATGAAGGTATTAGTGCTCCCGCTGCTGCGACTAAAGATAAGAATCCGCCAGCTAATGAACCAACAGATGACACAAGTACAGACAGGGCTGGTCCTAACGTGTATCCAGTTCTAATAAGACTTTGAAAACTTCTTCTCGCTGCTAGTGCCCTTGCAGAAAAATCAGAAAAAGATCTTATTAAATTTTTTCCCATGCCATCAGAGAAGCCATTAGAAAAATTTTGTCCGATTCTGCGTCCGTCACCATCTAAGTTTATATTTTTAGCTGCGTTACGAACTTCTTTTTCAAATCCTGTTGTAATTGCACGAACAACGATGTAAGCATCACCTACTATTGCCATATATTCACCTCCCTTCTTTTAATTTTCATTGCTGTTAGCCTAACGGTCCTTCTAATGCAGAGCCAAATGGTAAAGGTGATCTAGCATTAACTGGTGTTGGCGGTACGAAAGGCTTGGTTGGTTTGTTCTTTTGAAGTGGATCAAAAGGAACAATCCCCTCTTCAGCTATATCAAAATTCTTTGATGTTACTCCAGACGAGCTAGCAGAATTTGCAGTTGCAACTGCATACGCGTATTCTGACTCATAGAACTCTTGATATATCTGTTGACGTGCACGGTCACGTCCTTCCGCCTGCTCTGCAGACGAATAGAACATGTCCTCTTCAAAGAAGTAATGAATCACATCAAGCATGTCGCGTGATTCCATCTCTGCGAGTCTGATTCCGTTCACGATAGCCTTTCCATTAACATAGGGCCAGAGATCTACGCACCAGTGGAGGAGACTTCTGGCCCCTCGGTAGGGCGCGATGTATACACCTCGACAAGCCAGGCGCTAATTTGCCCAAGAGTATCAACTGAAACGATCTTGTCTTCGTCTGTTAAAAGAGAGTCAAAGCGTGAGTAGCTTTCATCAACGAGAACATTTTTAAAGAAGTCGCTAATTGTTTTTGCTGCGTCTGCTGGATCATCTCCGCTTGAACGAGCAACTAAGTTTAAAAGTACCTTACCTTGCAACTCTGGACGACAATTAAATGTCTCTCCATAGATCATAAACGTTACTGGTTCTTTTTCTCCAGCTTGCGTTCCCGAACCGAAGTCCTTGAACTTTGCCATATCTTTCTTCCTCCGTATTGTGTTAGTGTCTTTATTAAGACGGTTGTCTCAACTCTAGTTATCTTATCAAGTAAAGGTTGTCTGTTAGATACTTATTAGGCTTAGTTCCAGGGTGTCTCACTACGCGAGTATAGACGATTCTACCTCTAGAAGAAAAGCGCAGTGTCTCTGCTCTTTTAGGAACAATTATGTGTGGACGTGCTCCTTCGTGATGTACTAAAGCGTACTTTAGAGGTGATCCAACTTTTACCTGCTGTCCAGGACCTCTACGACTATGCTCTATTTCAAGTGAAGCTTTTAGTTTTCCAGTTTTTACGCCTACTTGAGATCTTGCAGCTATAAGAACTCGTAATCCACGTCCGTATAGATACCTTCCTACAGGTCCAGAAGGACTATTTAAGAATTTGTCTAAGACCGGGCGACGAAAAACTATTCCTGAAAAAGATAAGCTGATACGCGTTGATCCACGGCCGCCACCGCCAAAGGCAGAGCGAAATTGCCTTGGACTATTTAATCTTCTTGCTCGACGAGCATACCTTTGTCCAAAATAGATTATAGGACTGTCATTTATTAGACCAAATAAAGGCATTATGGCACCGCTATCGTAAGTTGCATGGCAGTTGTTTGAAAACCTCCATCAAAACCTGTAGAGTCAGCTGTTGCAATTACACCAAGGCCAAAGTCTCCCTCTTCTTCCTTCCATTGATCTAGCTTGTTAATAAGTTCCATAAACATCCATGCATCAACCGCTGCGATCTCAGATGCTTCTTGAATCTTTTCCCCAGTAGGAGCTTTTCCATTTACTCCAACAACGGGAATCTCTCTTGAGATAGATATAGTTAAAACTGCAGAGCGTGGCATCTGGCATCTTTGAGGCTCACTTGCCTCGTCTCCGGGACGGCCTAGATAGACCTGAATAAACGAAACTACAAGTTGCTCGCAGTCAATTGCAGGTTCACCCATTGTCCAAAATTGTCTACTTGGCAAAGGTACGTTATACTCCTCGTAAACCTCTACAACCTTTTCAAGAACTTTATCAAGAAGTGTTTTTAGATTTAATGCCCTTAAGTCTACTGTCGATATGTCTATTAGTCTTCCCACGTTTATCCTCCGATATCGTAGGTAGGAGTTACTTCATTGCCGAGACGAAGCGCAAGGTTTCCTGAGGCAATATATACTGTCTCTATCTCTCCTGCGTTTAATGGATCTGGTCGTGATGCATACAGATCCCATGTCCCTGGATCCACGAATCCTACGTGTGCATAGGCATCATCGTACGAGACAGTTAAGGTGATGCTGTCACGAGTTTCATTAGTAACTGTAGCAGTTCCAGTGTCAGCTCCGTATGCAACGTCATCATACCCTTGACGCGCATAGGTAAATGCCGTAGACGAAGGAACGCTAACTATGTAGTAGTCACCGTTAAACGTAGAGTTAATGCCTGCAACTGTAACAAAATCACCTTCTACAAATCCATGAGTGGCCGTAGTTGTTATTGTAACAATACCATCGGTAAGTTGCTTATAAGCTACGTTTCTTGTAACGTCATTAACTATCGGGTCGTTTAGTTGAACCGCTCCAGTAGAAAGTTCCTTTGTCTTTGTTCCTGTGTAATTTGCAATCTTAAGCATTGGAACCCATGTATCATCACTTACAAGGAATCCCGCGTTGATGTAGTCAAGGTTAACGTCTAATACGCCACCATCTGATCCTGTGACATACATGTCTAAAACACTTTGTCCAAGCGGTAAAGGCTTTGGTACCATACGACGAGCACGTGGTACGTCTGGGCTAAATACACGTGCCTTAGCGCGAGCGCGATCTGGGTTTACGGACTTAAGAAATAGATCAACGACATAGAGACCAGTTCTCATCTCTTCAATGAAGTCCTGGTTATCTAATATTGTATAGTTAACACCTTGTCGTGAAACTGACGTTACACGTTGAGGAAGAGCGCAGTCGTCATCTCCAGACCACAGCTTTATAAACTCTGTAGCTAAAACACGAGCTGCTGCCTTGCCTGACGCAGGAGGTGGAGCTCCATACGTATACGTAACCTCAATGTTGCAAGGAGCCCAGGAGGTTCCAGCCTTTGCTTGAAGTGTAGAGTGATCAACTAGGTAATAATTTGCAGGGTCAACTATGCTTCCTTCACGATTTCTTACTGAGTGAATGCGAACAACAGGTCTGCCACGAAGGCGAAGACGCGTCGACGGAGACATGCCATCTGTAGTTATTTCTGCATAATCGTCAAACTCATCAAAGGGAATGTTATATACGTCTCCACCAACGAGCTCAGGCGTGTAATTTCGTGAAGATGCCCCGAGACGATATGCGCGAGATGCGCAGATATAGCGCTCTGTTACAGTAGTTATTCCATTAAACTTACGACCTGACATAGACCAGAGAAGCTGAGATGCAACCTTAACGGCATCATACGCATATTCATCGTCAGCGTAGCTATCGAGCTCATCTACTGTTACCCAAAGATTTGACACTCGTTATCCCGTCTACTCGTCATTATTATGAAGACGAGCGACATGCCTGTGTAGGTGGTTACACGTTGGCATGTCGCTCTCTTATTCTTATTAGGAGGTTGGATCCTCTGTTGACGCAATGATGAAGTCAGTTGCGTTATCAGCGTTGTAGTTCTCGTTACCAGGAACGTTGTAAGCTGTTGTTGAGCCTTCGCTTGCAAAGTCTGAAACTTGACGGCCATCAGCTTCGACAACTGCAGTACCGGAGTCTGCCGTTGAGGAAATGGTTCCGCTTGTCGTGGTTGTGTAGGTAAATGTTGTTGTTGTTGGAACAGACGCAATGGTGTATGTACCATTAAGCGCTGTGCTTGTAAGGCTTGCCACAACGACAGTGTCTCCTGCCTCAAAGTTATGAGCTGCTGAGGTAGTAATTGTAGCAGTTGAGCTTGTGCGAGCAACGTTGTTAATAGATGCTGAAAGATCTCCATGCCATACTAAGAAGCCCTTACGACCTGTTGGCGCCCAATAAGAGCGAGCATATGAGTATGGACGCTCTGTAGCTACTGGGAACTCCCAGCGCTCATCTAGTCCATCGCCAAAGTTAGTGTTTCCAAGGCCGTAACCTTCGAATGTAGTTGCAAGCATTCCATTTTCAATTACGCGATCTCCGCTTTGGCGAAGCTTTGCATATGGGAATACCCAGTGGAAGTAAGGAAGTGTTGCTGCCTTCTTTCCATCAATGATTGCGAATGACCAGCACTCGATAGCAACACCGTTACCAGCTGGGTCATCGCCAGTTGCAGGAGAAGACCAACCGATTGACTTGCGATCTGGTGAAGCATATGTTCCGAGGTTCTTGCGAAGTAGTAAACCGCCAGAAATTAGCTGAGTAAGTTCTGGATCTGGCTCACAGATTGCAAGCTCCATTGTGATACGCTTTAGCGTATCAGGTGACTTGTAAGTAACGCAGACTGTTCCATCTGCGCCTTTTTCTGTCATTTCATCGCCTTCTTCGTACTCAGGCGTGAATGAAAGGCGTAAAAAGCCTGATGTGGTGTAGCTGTCACCGGCCTCGTTCAGGAGGTTACCAGACGCATCAAGACGAGTTACTCGAATTGACACGCCCTGAATGCTGGCGGCGTATTCTTGAGTTGCCATGTTTTTTATTTTCTCCTTGTTTAGAAGCGGCTATCTAGAGCTATTCTATGCCGTTAGATCAACTCTGACTGCGAGATGAATAGACGGATCAAAGTATACCGCAGCTGGGCGGATAGCCTTGAGACGTATATTATTCGCATTATTCGACACGTCATAGCCCTGTGCTAGATTGTCGTTTACGACATCTGGCTTGCCAAGTAGTACCTTGACAGTTCCAGTGGCGTACATCCATTTGTTTGTACCTGAGGCTGTTGCTCCTGTAGCTTCAGTTGGCCCATTTCCTGAGTAGCCGGAACCAATAATAATTGGAGTACCTCCTACAGTCTGCAGGTGATCTGACTTTACAGTATGGTAGAAAAGACTACCGTCAGAAGCCAGAAGAGCGGCAATATCACGAGTCATGTGAATAACGCCTTGCTCACCAGCAGGAGATACCAGCGCAATTTGATGCTCTAGAAGCGCGATAGCTCTTCTTGGAGAGAGTGCTGTTCCTGAGTTTAATGTAGTCACCGTTGAAGATACTAATGCTTTATTTTCATGAGACTCTCCAATGCGGATAGCTCCGTCCCATAGCTCAACTTCAAGTGCTTTTTGAGTAACACCTTCTAGTTGGCGAGTAATGCGAGCAATGCGATCAATTCCAGAAAAACCTAATGTTGAACGGGTTTCATCTACCTCAATAAAAAATGGTTTAATCTCGTCAAAATAGTTGACGGTAGGAGCAGAAATCTGCTCGCTTGTGGTATCTGTATCATCATAATTTGTAATAAATTGAGGTGTAGTTTCCCATTCCTGCGAGAAACCTCGTACCCATTTGTCCTCATCAACTGAGGTATCTGGCCTTACTACTGTGAGTAGGCCAAACATCGAAGGGATAATCTTCGGCGCCTCAAAAACTCCTGTGTAAGCCATTATTGCTTTCCTAATCCTAATTTAACTCTCGTTTTGATTACCTTTTCGTATCGGAGGCGCCCGCAAGCGAGCGCCTCCTCAACGAAGTATCGAATTTTAGTATTCGATTGTAGCTGCTGATGCGCCACCGTTGGTGTCGCGTAGAGCTGCTGCTGTACCGTTGACTGCAATTGTTGATGCGACCTTGAGAGACTCAACGCCGACCTTTGCAACACCTTCGAAGGTTTCAACGAACATCTTGTAATCGTTGGTTCCAACAAGGGTGGAGTCACGGATAATTCCGAGATCCAAGGTACCGCCATCGAGGAACAAGAACGTTCCTTCTGAGAACATGTACCAGGTCAAGGTGTCTCCGAACTCATTCATTGCACCTGAACCTTGTGCGCCTGTTGGCTCTTCAAGGTGGTAGCAGATGTTTACGCCGCGTGCTGCGAGGTATCCATCGATTTCACCGTATGCGTTAAGCATGTTATCGCCAGGAGCTGCAAGTACTAGATCTGCTGCCATTGCGTCCTTGATCCAATATGGAGCAATTACGCGAAGTGGAGCGTCTGCCTCTAGACGATGACGACCGCGGTAAGCGGAAGCGGCGCGTCCAACCTGAACTAAGAAGTCACGAGCAACACCAATGATTGATGATGATGTGACTGCAGTTGAAAGTGCAGTTAGACGAGTAAGGATTTGTCCTTCAGCCTCGCGAGCATGCTGAATAAGACCGAGCTCGTTGTGACGAGCGATCAATTCAGGATATGCACGAGTTAGAAGGTTACCAAACTGTAGCTGTAGTGTTACAGCGTCAGTCGCAACAGTGTTCTCAGTTGCAGCGGTAACAGTCAAGCTTAGCTTTGCAGCTGGGTCTGGTGTTTCTGCTGAATCGTTTGCAGCAGTCCAGATACCTACAGCGTTGCCGTAGCTAGATAGAACTGGTGGAACGATGTAGCGAATACCGCCACGATCAGCTTGGAAGCGAGGTAGGCAGTCACGTACTGGACGTGCTGTTGTTCCGATTCCGAAGATGTCGTACTTGACTTCGAATGGAGCCTGATGGCCACCAGCAGCAACAAGTGCCTCTGGGCCGACTACATTCTGGACTTTCTTCCAGTTAGATTCTGCATCTGTTGAAAGAGTGCGCTCTTCTGGGTATTGAGTTGTAATAGATGCAACGATGTGCTGTTCACCGTCTCCACCGTTTACACGGCGTAGACCATGAAGACGCTTGGACATTGCCTCTGCGACTTCAGACATGTTGTTGATTGTGCTGCCCGCTGTGTATCCAGGAATGTCAGCGCCAGCCGTAATAGCTACGGTAGCCGCTGAAGTCTGGAGTGATGGGCGGCGATCCGCTGGAGCTTCAATTACTTCAGTAACTGTAGCTTCAGTCTCGTTTGCGGCGGCGGTCACTGGTGCCTCCTGCTCCTTCTGCTCATTTTGAGCAACTTGGGTTGTTTCTGGGGTAGCTGAAACTTCGATTTCAGCTGATGCTGCAACAGGTTCTGTCGCAACTTCTGCAGCTGGTGCCTCTACGTTTTCAGTTGGTTCTGCTGAAAGTTCGGCTTCTGGAGTTACCTCGGCCACTGCTTCCGCAGGAGTTTCTTCTGCAACAGCAGCTTCTGCAGCTGGTGTTACTTCAGTAGCAGCAACTTCTTGAGTTGCTACAGGTGTTTCTGCTGGGGTTGAAAACTCAGATGCCTCTTCCACAGTAGTTGACGCTTCGGCCATTGGCTTATCCTCTTCTTTTTCTTCTTTCATAACTGGAGCAGCAGGAGCCTCTTCAGGCATTTCCTTCTCCTCTTTATTACTGTCAGAATCGGTTTCGCCTTCAGGCATTTCTTCCTTCATTTCGTCACCCTTAACACGCATTGCGGCTTCAGCGGCGCGTGCAGCAAGCTCTTGAGCTTGTGCCTCACGACGAGAAATTTCACCACGTACTGTGTCAAGCATGTCTGCCAATGAGGTCATGGCGTCTACTGTCTGCGGAGATGGATCCTCCTTTTCAACCGTTTCAAATTCGCTGACGATAGCACTCTGTAACTCAACAAGCTTTTCAGCGTCGAGTTCAGAAAGCTGGTCTAGCATTTCTTTTATACGGTCCACTGTCCCTCCTCCGGGCCAGTCATGATGAACAAGATTTGTTAGTTCATCTCGCTAATCAGTCCAAGGCCGAGGGACTCTACGCGGGTTGCGTGGAGGCACTCTACCTGGATTGAATAATACATTATATTTTAAGTTAAGAGTCGGAGAAGCTTGCTCAATTCTGAGGAAATCTCAGCTTGAGAGAAATAATCTCCACCTGACATAAACGACTTGAGTCCTGTAGTCGCCTCATCAGCCTCGTCCTTTCCTATCTTTTCTTCTACCCTTGGGATCATATCTTCGATAAGACCTTTTAAGGCCGGAGGAAGATCGCTGTAGCGGATCTTCTCCGTGTCGCTTCCAAACGGCAATGGGAGATTTGCAATGGTCTCTCCCAAGGCTCTTGCCGAGGTGCGAATATTTTCTATTGAGTCTGGGTTAAGTGCACGGGTATCAATTCTGTCAACTATGGAGATAACGTCGCCTGCGGCTCTCGCTGCCTCCATGTAGTTTCCAGCGTTGTCAAGGTTTTCGGCCTTTTCAATTTTGTCGACTACCTTGTCAAGTCCAACGTCGCCAAGGTCCTGCTTTATACGAGCTAGAACTTGACGAAACTTACCTTTTGCATCACGCGGCTGAGTCTTGCCAGGCACGTACTTACCTGCCTGAACGTCTGTTACTTCTGCGAACTCAGCCGCTGATGCTTTTCCCAAATCGTTTTGCTCCTCGTTTGAATAAGCCATTCCAGCGGTCTCAAGAGACGCTATCATTGCGATGCGCTCGCGTAGATAGGCCACCTCTTCACCAAGTTCTTGGCTTGATAACGATTTCCATTTATCTGGAATTAAGTCTGGACGGTCAAGTTGACGAGCGCGCTTCATGATGTGGCGTCTAACAGCCGCACGCTTGCCTGGCTTTGATCTTCCGTAAGCTTGAATTGAATCCTTCAAGGAGTCGATGTTTGTAATGGGGTATGAACCGTCTTTAAGAGCGTAACCTTTCTTAGCAAGTTTCTGACGTCTCTCTCGGGAGATGTAGCCAAACTCGTCATCAAACTTTTGTACTCCAAAAACTCTAGAATACAAGGCATCTGCACGAGCGGAAAGCTCTGCGGCATGTGCCTCCTTAAGAGCTGTGAAGCGCTCACGAGCAACGTCCGCTTTTGATGAAAGTTCAGCTTGTTCTAACTGCTCCAGTTTTTGTATACGAGAGGTCAAATCTGCGATTGGATCTGCCTTCATGCGTGCAAGAACTCCTGCGCCAGCCGCAACAAGTGCCATAACCGCACCTGAGGCAACGCGAGCACGGGCAATAGGGAACCCTGGAACGTTTACCTGGCAAACCGCTACAAGCTCAAGTTTACCGTTAATTGGACGCCAATCACCAGAAGGTGCAGACGCACGAACTGCGCGAACCTGCTCCGGTGTAGTTCCTGGACGTAAAGCTCCTGATACCCAGATACCAAAGGCATCTTCTCCAGTATGAACGTCCGCAAAGGCAGACGCGGTGTCATCGTAGTGACGCACCGCCTCATGAGCGGAAGCCTCAAGTGAGGCATGTCCGCCTGCTAGAGTTAGTTGTCCAACAGGAACGTCTGTTCCGTCGTCTGTGCGAACTACACCTGTATGAAAATACGCGTAGTTGCTTCTTGAACGTGGTGGCTTTGTGCCAAATGACATTCCGATATGATCTACATGCCACGCTGCAATATGACCAAATACACGACCTTCGTCGTCAACGGTCAATGGAGTTGGCTTGTCGAGTTGCGGATTGTCAAACCACGAACGCGGTGGTACGACTGGGATTGATCCTGCCACTAAGCCACAAGCGACAAGCGCTGAAGCCTCTACAGGATCCATCTCGTCGACATATACGCCGTCCGGGATCACTGTTTCCTCCTGATTCTCGTCTTCGACGAGGTAGATTTGGCACTCTTGGAATGCCGGTTTTGGTACGAGTGTCACTGCCATAACTCGCGCATGCGTAATCACAAGTTTGTCAGCTCCAATCTTACCACTGTCTTTTTCAGCCAGTTCAGGCACTTCTTGACTTGCCTCGAACTGGTCGAGATCCGCAGAAACTCCACGGATAAAACCATTACTTATTAAACGCTCTGCTTCCTTACCATATTCTCCAGAGTCAAATACGCCGTGCGCGTTTCCAATTCCACCTTCTACACGTTCCATGTGATCAATACGTCCAATTACAACTGATCCATTGTGTCCTTCGCCAGTTTCAATTTGCCACATCAATGGCAAAGGTAATTCACGAATTTCTATTGCACCTTTCTTAAAGGTACGTCCATCGCCAGTTTCAATCTCCTCTGGAATTACAAGAGGAATCTTAAACTTTGCACCTTCTGCTGTTGTCGTCTCTTCTTCAAGATGCCCTGCTGCAGTAAGAACTCGTCTACGAGCATCTGCCGCTCGAGCAGAAAGAATAGATGATTGAAGAATCTCATCTACAGAAAGTAGTCCGCGCTTCTTTTTACCAATGTTGTTTTTGCTTCCTGGCCAGGTACCTGTCATCTCCTTGTGACGAAGAGCGCAGTAGCCTTTCGCGCGAGGACCCATGTACTTCTTAAGGTTGCGATAACAACGCGTCCAATCACCTGGAGTATTCCAACGAATCTTTATAACTCCGCCTTTACCGATTGTCCAGTAGCGACGTAAGTTTTCTGCATTTCCTCTATTGCGATCTAAGCCACCAGCTGCGGTTAGGAACATTCCATTTTTACCATTCCAAAGGACTGTAATAAACTCAAAATCCTTTACAGATGCAGTTACTGGAGCTATTCCATCAACTTGCTCAATGACTGTTTTAAGAGATGCACCATCAAGAGGAACTACAGGAGGCGGAGTTGCAGACTTCATATCAGCAAGTATTCGCTCGTCACGCACCCATTTTTTATCCTTGCGAATATAAGTCATCGCATCAGTTGAGGTAGAGCTAGCTGGGACTAATGACACTAGCTCATAAACAGCGCTAGGGTCCGTATCTGAAACAACTGCAAAAAACACAGGTTGTACGTCAGATGTTTCAGGTGATATCTCCTTAGACTCACCTGGAGAAACGGCGCTTGTGATGGGTTGATAATACATTTTGTTTGGGTAGTAATATTCGCCGTCTGAACCTTTAACCTTCTTGTTTAAGAAACTTGCAAGAGCTGGGTGTTTATATGGATCAAGCTTAAGCTTAACTCCAGTTAATTTCTCTAGCTCTTTAAGATAAGGACTCTTTGAAACTTTTTCTATCTGATTTTTTCCAGTAATAACCTTTGGGCCAGATCCGTCCGAGCGAGACTCAAACCCTTCTGTCTTATTTGCATCAAATGCGTCACGTTGAGATTTTACCCAGCCTGGCCAATCACCAAGTACTTTTCCCATATCTTCAGAAGTCATTGCTGGAAGAGTTCCAGGAATCTTAGCTCCGGGACGATCGATAGGAACGCGAGGTTCACCAAGAATACCTGACGTGTTAAGGGGAGTTATATCTACAGGCGCAGTTTTTTGAGCGCTAACTGAAGACTCTGGTTCTGTTGCAGTCGCAGGAACATCTACTACATCTCCTGAATCAAGTTGTACTCTAACACTTTGCTTTTCAGGATCAATTGCTACTATGTTACCAGATCCGCGTTCGGCGTCTCCACCAACAACTACACGTGATCCTTGCTTTGAAAATCTTCCGGTTTTATCGCGTACTTGTTTTGCAGCTTTTTCAGACCTTTCCTCGGGAGTGTAGTCTCCGTCTCCTTCGGTTTCGCCTTCAGCGGCAGCTATAAGCGAGTCAATAAATTCTAAGTCTAACTCGTTAGCTGCAGCTGCAAATAACTCGGCTTCCTCTTCATCAATGTCAAAAACTGAAACTGGTCTAAATGGATCTTCTTGGAAGCAGGCGCTTAAAAAGAACGCAGACTCTGCATCAATTTCAATGTGAACCTTTTCTACTGAAAGACTCTCTTCGTCGTCTAGCGCCATGTCATAGCTAGCAAGGTCTTGGTTTACATCATCTAATGTGTTCCAAGTTCCTCCGTCCCAGACTTTAACGTCGTAGTTCTCATCAATCTTGTATAGGCGATCAATTCCAGAGCCGTCCATACGCATACGAGCAATAAACTCAACTGCTTCTAAATTATGCTCAAACGCGCCTAAGTCCGTAGGGTATCGGGTGTTAACTGCATAATCAAACTCGTCCTCTTGGTATGAGCTGTCTGCGTATCCATCTGCGCTTAATGACTTTTTGTTTTCTCTTTCAACGATGGCACGCGCCCATCTCCACGCGGTGTCGCCACCCCAGAGAGCCCACGCAATACGCCCATTTGACGGAAAACCGTCTTCTCCTGGCGAGTAACCTTTTGCCTTCTTATCAATCTCATGACGAGGGAAATACTTTGCAATATGACGGACCTTTTCAATTCCAATTTGTCCTCCTCTTGAAAGAGTGCGGGCTGTGTTAAGACCTACTGGAGTTCCTCCGCGCTTGTGCTCCTTGCGCCACTCAAGAGCTTTATTTGCCTCCTCTTGAGCGCCTTTAGGAATTGTGTATAAACGACGAGCGCCACCCAATATACTTACGTCTAATGTAGTAAGTGCGGCACTAGCTAATTCAAGTTGGGAGTCAGTAATATCTAGATCTTCATCGCTCCATGTAGCAGAGGCAGTTAATGAAGATAAAGCTCCTTGATTAACAACTAAGTTTTCCTCAGAGTTAATCACAACACCTTGGGTGTCGTTTGAAAAAAGAACAAGAGGTCCGCTTTTTCCTACTACATTCATGCCTGCTCTTTTCCTGTCTCATCAGTGACTGGTCCGCCCGCAATCCATGCATCGCATGTGCGCGAGGCGGCACACTTAAAGTCAAGGGCCTCGCAATATCCTAATTCGCCTTGAACCACCACGTCATAGGAATCTTCAACGTTTCCGCCGCCTTGCTGTAGGCCTTGGGCAATACAGTCCTTCATCTTAGAGGTAATAATAAACGCAGCACAGTTACCACATCTGCTTGTTTTAGCATCTTCAATAGAAACGCTCCAACGAGTTGCCTTTTTCTGCCAAAACTCGTCGTTAGGCTCCTGTGGATTTAATGGGCCATAACCAATGTTGTCAATTGCGTTTTGGCGGTTTTTAAGATTTAGTTGAATATCCTGAGTTGCAGGAGGGCAGGCGTCTCCCTCTGCTGCCGCAACAACTGGCTCTTCAGACTTTTCTCCATCGAGGTACTTAACAAGATAATCATAAGGTCCGTTTGGATCAACTGACCCTAGCGTTGCAAACATGAGCTCAGTCATGCCATCAGCTGTAATTTTTTGGTCAGGGTCCTCGCTTGAAAGTTGATCATACAAATCTGGATAATCTGCAAACACCTGATCAATTTCATCGTAGGTTTTAACGTCCATTTGTTGGCGACTATCACTATAACTTGCCTCTCGTACTCTTTTAAGTTGTACCTTTTCAGAGTCTGTGGCAAGTTTTAAGCTCGACTCTTCAAAGGGTTTTGAGAATCTAAAATTTCTTAAGTTGAATGTGGCAATGTCAAGAAGATACTCAATGTCTAGATCTTGTCCTTCCTTGACCTTACTCATAACAAGGTTTACTCTTTTTACTGGGTCAAAGATTTGACGTTCCTTATCTTCAAAGACATAGACAAATTTTTTGCTATCTGCAGCTATAGAAAACACATGAGTGCCATCACTCAAATCGTAAGCTCTAATTACCTTTACCATAGTGTCTCTCCTTAGTCCCAGTACTCTAGATCCATTACGTTTTCAAGTGCCTTGTATTCGTTGGTGCCTTTAGTTGTAAGAGATTTTAAGCGCGCAGTCATAGCGTCCTTAAAGGCATCATAAGTTCCCCACTTTTCAATGATCTTATCCATTTCAAAACCTTTAGGTTGATATAAGGGGTTATTAAGATTTCTTACAATCTTGTCTGTTTCATTCTTATAAATCTTTATCATACCTTCTTGCCCAATGCGACGTAGCATCACTGGAATGTGCTCAAGGTACACATCTGCTTCTTGTATTGTTCCACCTTGGAAATATTCCTCTATAGAAGTAGTGTCTTTCTTAAGCTCACCAACTGTGTTATCAACTGGGAATATGCGAAGCTTATTGGTTACTTGATCAAATGCTACCATCCAGTTTCCATCATGTCTATCTTGGTTGTTTCCAAGCATATCAAGTATTGACATTCTAATTAAGTCTTCCGGTGCATCAAGAGAAGTTACAAACGTAACTGGATTAGAAACGTTTACATCTTCACCTCTTGCGTTTTTTACTCCCTTACGAAACGCTGTTGATGCGTTGACTGCTTCATTTACTAATGGAATCACAGATCCTGCACGGCTCATCACAACCATGTTGCGGTCATTTCTTCCTACTCGCACATCGTGGATACCTTGCATCCCTGCTGCCTTTAGTAGTATTGATGCCTCAAGCTCAGTTACTCCTGCATCTGTGTCTGAAAAATTAGAAACAAAGTTATCATTTTTCACGTAAAAGACTTGCCCGCTTGCGATATGTGTTACTTCAAATGTAGCATTTACTCCAGACTCGACACCACTGAGCTGGCGAGCGCTAAATCCAGAGTCTTTTAGCTTTGTGCCACTGCCGCCTACGTCATCAAAAAAGTCTTGTACTCTCAGTTGAGAAAGCACCTCTGCAGAGTTAAACGGATCTGAGTATCCATGGTCAGCTATGTATTCGTTCGTAAGACCTTCACGTAAGCGAAAAACATCATCTAATGGCATACTTCTGTCTTTGTCTAAAATCTGTTGACTTATATAGTCATTAAGAGCATTTTTTGCACTTGGAGACAAAGTAGCAAGTGATCTATTGTTTCTTATAACGTCGCGTATTTGGCTGTAGTAAGGGGAAACTTGTGGGCTATTTCTAAAGGCGTCTGACTCAATTACAGCAATGCCATCTGAGGAAACATTGGGTATGTTTTGCTTAGACTTAACACGTTTTTCAGCATTTCCTATTTGACTATTGTTTGCTGCTTGAACTTGTTCTTTAGCAGTAGGCTCTAGGTTTTTAGTTCCGTTCCAGCTTTCACTTATCAGTACTCTTTTACCTAGCCAGTCATTAGCGCCTGGACGCCAACCTACGCGTGCAAATTCCATAGGAGTTGGCACCCTAGACATATCATATTCACCATTTGGCAATTTAGCTGCTTTAAGTTTTTCAACTAAAATTTCAACGTCACTTTCTTCTTCTTTATTTCTTACTTGTCTTCTAAAGTCTGACATGTTTATAATTTCTGCACTATTTTTCCAGTTAAATCCACTTAGTGCCCAGACAAATCCGCCTTGGTATTCTCTTCCACCTGCAGCGTAGACTTCTACTTTTTTAATCCCGTTTGCAATGTACCAATTTTCTGTGTAACGATTAAACGCAGTTGCAAATCCTGTCTTTTTACGACCAACTCTGAGATACTGATTTTTAGCGTATGAGTCTGCTATTACAACGTTTCCATTTTCATCTACCTTTTTCTTTACTACCAGGTAGCGCTGTATCTCACCTACGGCTGTACCAGACACATCTCTTACTACCATACTTGTATTTATTGTGTAATCAAATCTTCCATTTGCTATCTCTTCTTCAGTAGCTCCTGAAAGTGGCGTAACATTAGTACTTAAATTGTTAATTGATAATGAAAATAATTCTCCGCCAAATGTGACACCTTCGCGAACTCCGTATATGTCGCCAACTATCTCTGTTAGACGATCTTTTGCCTCACGAGATGCAGCAGCGTCACCTTCATTAAGTATACGTGAAAAAGTGGAGACTTGTTCTTCCAAACTTTTTAGTGATATGCGCTCATTAGCAGCTTTTGCAATTTCTGCATCCCGTGAGCCCCAGGCTGAAAAATCAGATTGAACTGCATCTTTATTTGTGCGGTCTTTGATGTAGTCAGGAATGGTGCTATCATCATTAACTCCAGCAGTCTCGCCTGAGCGAGCTATGCGCGGAGGCGCTGCTACAGGCGCATCAAGGCGTTCTTGAACATCTCTTGCAGACGGCTGTGATTCTGCTTCTACTACTGTAGGAGCTTTTCCACTTGCATCTGAAATTGCAAGCACCTTTGACGCAGAACGCACCGCGGTGCTTCCATCATCAAATCTAATACGTAAGTACTCTGGATCGTTTTGTACTGCTACAACAGTTCCAACTTGTCCGTCCTTTAATGCTTTAACGCGCGCGCCTTTACCAACCACAGCACCATCGCGATCTCTAGTGGTGTTGTTTGGAGAGTACCCTGGTTCTTTAGGTCCTGGGTACACGTACTGTGGAGCTGCAGGAGCTGCAGGAGCTGCAGGAGCTTCAGGTTCAGGAGTTGCAGGAGTTTCTTCTTCTTTTTCTTCCGCATCAACGTTTGTTTGATAGATGCTTTCACGCTCTTGAGGAGTAAGATCTCTCCAGCCAGCTTGGCCAGCTCCTCTTGGATCTGAGAACCAGTCTTGTGAAACTGTAAGCTTTGTAATCGAACCATCGCGTGCAATATAAAGGTCTTCCCATGGATCAACGTATGCAAGTGATCCGTCAGAAGGTAGATACGAAATTACGTTAATTCCGCTTGGAAATAAGTCGTTTCCAATGTCATAAAAATCTTTTATTGCATCAATGTTATCATTAAACATATTTGCTACTTGAGGTGACTCAGGTACTTGAGCTGGCTCGGGTGCTTCTTCAAAGTCATTTGATTCTCTGCTAATTCGCTCTAATACATCATTTGTATTGATGCCTTGTAATTGAAGTGCGTCACGAATTCCTTCGACTGGAACTTCGTATGTTCCTGTGTCGAGATTATCTGGATTATAGATTAAAAATACAGATCCTGATCCGTCTGTAATTGCAATCTCAAATTGCTCAAGCAAATCTGCTGTAATAAACTCTCGCGCGATGTACTCTGGATTGTCAGAGTATCCATTTTCATCCAAGTCCGCAACGCTTGGCTCATACGGATTAGGATCAATAGCATAGTAGTCAGTGTTACCACCAAAATCATTTGGAATATTGTAAATTAACTCACCTGGAAGAGGGCTTTGCTCGCCTGCGCTGTCATCTCTCTCTAGAGGGTTTGCTGCCTTTTGCTCTATCTCTTCTGGTGTTGATGATTCCTTAATTTGAGAGATTTCTTCAAATATGTCATCAATTAACGCTTGTTCATCTGGGTCTGGTTTTCCGCCCGCTGCGTCATGTAACTTGTTTAGGTTGTTGCGATTCCCATTAACTGCGTCATAAGCATTTGCAATAACGCGATTAGGATCTCCACCTGCTAAAAATATTGCGTTATATAAAGCTTCAGCTGGAACAAATTCGTCACCTTTATTAAATTCTAGCTGTCCTGCCCCGCTACCATTTGCGCGTCCTGCAGCAGGGGCAGGAGAGTCGACAACATCATCAACTTCTTCAAGTTCTAGTAACTCACCGTCATCGCCAATGCTTGACTCAATAATTTCGTTAAAAATCGCATCGTCTCTGTCGCCAATTAACGCTTGAGTAAGCGCGACACTGAGTTGAGGAAGTGTGTACTTCACCGCTAGACGGTCTGGGTCGTCTGTAAAGTCTGTTGATTCTTCGTCAACGCGACCATCAGGCTCAAAGTCAACTGTGCGTAATTGAAATGCGCCGCTAGGAACATCAAACTCATTGAAAAGTGCAGGAGCATTAGGTGCGCTAAGATTTTGTGGAATTACAGCTTTAGGCTCTCCATCTTGAGCTTTAACACTTTCCTTAAACTTGTCATAGTCAGGCGAGTCCTTCTCTGCAAGAGATTGTGCCTCTGCCCATGATTCAACATCTCCAACCTTGTCACCAGTATTTCCGTCCTTATCAAGACGATGAAGTGCAAAGCCAGACTCATTTGGAATTAGCTTATAATCATCATCAGATGTGAAAGACCCATCGTCCTGTTTTGTCCATCCTGTAGGCGCATCAACCTTTGTCTTAAGTAGGTCGTCAAGAGTTGGAATATCTTTAGAGGAAGCTTCCTTTGCGGTTGGCTTACGGGTTGATGGCTCTCTACTTATCTTTTCTCTCTTTAAAGTTTCTTTTGATATACGCGCCTTAACTGGAGTGGCATTAGCGCTTTCAATCGAGTAAATTCCGTCTGGTATCGTGTTATCTCCACGAACTTCAATATAACCTGCATTAACTATTTCCTTACCTTCAAATATTGAATATCCACTATTAGCATTTATACCAACAAAATTTCCTGCCGCATTTCCAATATCTCCATTAGGAAGTCTAAAGTTAAAGTTAAGTCCTCGACCCATTTCGACCCAACGTCCATAACGGTCACGCCACTGCAATGCAACACGCGCACGACGGGCCACACTTGAGTTTCCACTTGAAAAACCAAATGCAGCTACTAAAGTTTTAATTGGACTATCATCAATCTTAAAGAATGAAGAAACCGCTCCTGCCAGTGTAACGCGTAAGCGAGCAAATGCGTGGCGACGTTGAATTGATCCTGGCTCAAGCGAGTGAGCGGTTGCAATTAAAGGACGAACTGAGTTATCAATAGACGGATCTGACGAAAGCCATTGAGCGTATCTTTCTTGAGCAATATCACTTGATGCAGTTACATTTAATAAGGACCTAGGGTGGCCAATTGGTAGTAGGTCAATATTAGATGAATACTCGTATGCCTTAAACGTATCTTGATGTGCTGTAATAAACTTTGCAACCTCGCGAAGTACGCCAAGCTCGCGTGACTTATCTGACAACGATGAAAGACTGGCATTTGCGCGATTCATAACTGTAAGCGCATTGCGAGGAATAACTCGACGCTCAATTGGAGTGTTCTTATTTGCCTCTGCTACAAGAGATAAAACCTTTTTACGAAGAGATAAAGGTTTATATCCCTTTGGGTAGATTGCCTTACGATCTACCATCTTACTTATTAACTCTTCGTACATTAGCTATATTTTTTCTTTGGAAGCAGATCTGCATCTTGCGAGTCATAAAGATCTGTTGCAAGTTCATATGCTCTACTAAATGGAACGTCTCCGTCACGAACACCGCGTAGCCATGCACCGCGCAACGCAGGAATTATCTCGTAGCCAAGACCGGAGTACTCTGCCATCGAGTAAATTGCATGCTCTGGAGAACCGTATTCATCAAGTGACTTTAATGCAACCTGCATAAGCTCATGCTGCATCATTGAAGCCTCTGCCCTTGAGGACTTTGGATGTGCCTTTGGTAAAAGATCATTGTCCTGCTTGTAATTTGGATTTGCAGGAGACCCTGAGCGTAAAAGTTTTAGAAACGCGTTAACGCGAGCCATGGCCCAGCCGTCGCGAGTCATGCCTGGTCTATGGCTAGATGAAAATGCGCCTGACCCTCTGCGATACACTGCCTTTAACATTGGTAACGTTGCCTTACGTCCTGGCTTTGCGTTCTTGTTGTGCTCTACTATCTTTTTACGAAGTGAATTTTCTGTTTTTTGTGAGAATACAATTTTCTTTCCACCTGAGGCTGATCCCTTTGGATTTTTCTTTGATCCGTAGATGCGGTCTTTTTTAGGAGCGCGGCGCGATGCTGCAAGTGAGCTGTCCGCTGCATCAACAGGAACACAGTTTGGAACCATGTTTCCGTTCTTGCCCTTCTTCATTCCGACTTGCTTGTATCCGTCCCAACAAGGGCTCTTTCCAGCTGCAATTAAGGCGTTGTACTCTTCGTATGAGCTTAGATCATCAAATGCCTCATTAAAGGCATCAACGCTTGCCGTATCTTTACTGCCTGCGGTAACAACTCCGTCAGGAATCAACGCGAAGCGGCAGTAGCCTTCTGGCTCAACCTCGGCGGCAATAATCTTACACTCGCTGCCGCCAACATATAAAATACAGTTGGCGCACTTAACGCCAATCTCCTTGTTTTCATTATTAGCGGCAGATTCATATCCTGCCCAAACACCTGTGTCATCAGAGTTAAACTTTCCATATTTTTGAGTAATTTCAATAAGCGCGTCGGCAAGATCTTGCTCCTCAGGAACAACAATTCCTGCAGCTAATAAAGCGTCCTCCTGCTCAATCTTAAATGTTTCATACATCTCGTCGCGAGCGTGATCGTCGTAGTCTTCGCTATACACGTTTATCGACTTCATACGCATTGGACACATACATGTAATTGGGCAAGGGCATTGACCTGACGGACAATTTTCGCATGAACAGTCGTTTTCATCGCAGTAAAGGCAGTCATCAACAGCTGCCTGTTCGTCCATATCAGACGAGTCTTCATTTATCTTTGAATAAAGATCTGCCATACGTAGCAAAAGCTCAGCTGCTTCTTGCTTGGTGTTATCGTCATGCATTTGGAGGTACCTCATTTGGGGGAGTTGCTTGCTCTGGTGTTGCTGGTGTTGCTGGTGTTTGTTGTGCTGCCTGCTCTAAGATTTGTTCAATCTCTGGTGGAACTGGCGCTATGGATTGTGCCTGTTGAACTTCGCGAAGCTTATTCATAAGTTCAGGTGATACTGCACTTATCATCTGCTCGGTAAGCTCTGGTGATATTGAACCCTTTTCTATCAAAAGACGAAGTGCTAGTTCCTTTGACTCTGGAGCATCAGAGCTTGCAAAACCGTGAGCGCGTCTCCAGGCATCAAATGAAACTGCCATGCGATCAAACCCGGAGTCTGCGTCTGCAGCTCTATCATTACGTGTTGCAACTTGAGATGGGTCATACCAGAGACAGACGCGCTTAACGTCTTCCTCTCTAAAACCTGCAGAGATGAGCGCGGGACGAAGATACATAACTGTCAACGCGTCAACAATGATAAGCATCATTGGCTCAATGTGCGCCTTATATAGTGCCTCATCAATTTGTAAGGCATTGGAGTATTTAACGTTGGCTAAACCTGTAACAACATCCTTTGGCACGTCTAGACCTTGAAGGATACGCTCTAACACACGGTCAGCGCGTTGCGCAAGTGATGGGTCAAACGATCTTTCAAACTTAAACTGCTTGATTCTGTCACCAAGCTCTGCAGGACCGCGAATGATAAGAGGAACAACTGCGGATGCAGAATCCTCGTCACGAATTGGAGTAGTCATTGCATCAATGAGTTGATCTTCAAACTCGTCAGCTGCCTCCTCGGCAGTCATGCCAGGACTTAACTCGTTCTCATCATCATAAGGATAATCTGGGTCTGGACTTGCTGCAACTGAAAGTCCATCTGGCAAATAAAGAGCGCCAGCGTTAAGTCGTGAGCGTGCGGTTGCTCTAAAGGTACGATTTAGAAGTAGAAGCTCTGCGCAAAGATCGAGTAGACCGCGCATGCTCGAATCTGCTTCCTCGGAGTAACGTGGGTGAGCTCTCCAAATGCGTCCAACAAAACTTGTATTTGGAAGCTTTAATGCGGCAGCTGCGTTTTTGCCGCCTGATGTAACAACGTCACGACGTGGAATTATTAGATATTGATTACGTGCATCAACTTGAAGCTCGTCTGTTGAGCGAATATCCCAGCTTTCAGGAACACCCGTTCCTTTACGTGCAGGGAATTGAACAAGATAGCACTCACCTGAAACCGATAGGTTTAGGGCTGCATCTCGTAATAGTCCAGCCTGTCCGCCGTATGCAGAGTCTAATCGCGCTAACGCGCGCTCTGCAGCAGCAGCTAATCTCTGATCAACAACATCACTGTTGTTTACAGGGACAGGCGACTCCGCGGGATTATCAACCGCGGCTGCATAAAGACGAATACGTGAAACAACTGATGCAACAAGGTTAAATGCATACTTAACTTCGCCAATGGCGTCATAGTACTCCCAGGCTTCACTCTGCCAATCAGAGGATCCGCCTGTTCTACGTTGCTTAAATCTTTCAACCTCGCCCTTATCATTTATGGCGATTTGTACTGCCGCTGCAGTTATAGGTCGCGGAGCAGAGTATGGTAATGATTGCGCGTATGACATATCAGAAATGACAACGGGAGTTGTTACATTACGTTGTGGTCTTTGATTACGAGGAGGAAATTCCTCGCGACGAAAAATTGCCACTTATAAAACTCCTGTCATTAAGATAACGGAACGCATTAACATTACCTGTCAAGTCGTGCGGTTATTAAGCCTGCTAGCGCAGACAGGGCAAATATACACCCTATTAGGAATACCGTACTTGGAAAAAACGCGTAAAAAACCATAGTTGGAAGTGCGATCCAAAGGGATATACACCACTCACAGGTAAACAGGTATCCGATTGAGCTTGAGTGCGCAGGTTTCTTACTAAAGACCCAGTCACGCACGGGTTCGAATATTGTGTCAATTATTACCAGGCGCGTTAGGCGATAAACCAAGAGCGCAAGCACGACGAAGTGAAGGGCTGACATATTTTCTATTTCATATAGGTTCATGATGTTGGGTCCTTTATTGAGTCCATTGTTTTATAAGGGCTAAATGACCGTAGGCGACTGCCACAGGTACATCCTTGCACGTGCTTAAATGCAACTATCTTCCCAGATACGGTAAGCGCCTGGGAGTCAAGTTTTTTATCTCCGGACCAGTTTAGATCCGCGAGTCGTTCTGAGAATATAAGGCGAGGTCCTCCTGAGGCGTCTGCCGCAACAACAAGGACCATGCTTGAATCATCCTGCATAACTATCGTTCTTACTCTCTCAAGATAGCGGCCTCCGTTTGGAACCTTACTTGAGGTTGTTGCTTCCTTAAAATCTTCCATTACGTTTGCGGGGATTGCAACTATCGTGGATGGAAAGAAGTCATGGATAATCTTCATACTGTAAGCGCCCGATCTACTCTACGTTTCATTGCTCGATAGGTAACGCCTGAGACGCGGGCGAGCTCTGAGACCGTGACTCCCTTTAGGTATAGGTTCTTGGCGAGACTTGAAAGTTCGTGATTGGCATTAAATGAGGCTGAGGCTGGTGACGTGCGGGAACGATAACGTCTTGCCAGCGGTGATAATCTTGCGATGCGTAACTGCTCATCAATTGGGATTCCTGGACTCTTAGGACGAATACGTCTTATACGTGGCGCCTTAAGAGGCACGTGGGGAATAGGTGAGATTGAGGTTTGATTCTTTACGTTGCGAACTGCCCAGGAACGTATAGTTGATCGCGTCTTTATGGGAGTAAAGGCATTTGCAATTGATTGATATGACCAGCCTACTGCAACAAGCTCTTGAACTCTAAAACACAAGGCGTCCTTTGTAAGTGTTATGAGCAGATCTCTCTCGCTTTTAGGCAGTAGCGGTGCGGCCATGGAGTTACCTTAACACGCGCTCGTCAAAGCGTGTACAAACTGCTCGGTGTTTTGTACTTTATCGTACACGAAACCCACCTTTTCCTCCGCGAAAGGAAGGAAGCTTTCTTGAGGCAAGAGACTTTGCAGTTATATGTCCGCCAAGGAATCCTGCAGGAGGCTTAATAAGAAGCGCGGTTAATGCGTGAACAAGTGCATCAACTCGATCTGGAGATCTTGATGTTTCACCAGGGATCCAGGTTGTCATCTGACTCTCAAGCTCTGGAAGATAGTTAATATGGTGAACACGATTTTGCTCGTAGGCAAGAGTCACTGGCTCTGCACGTAGTGCCTTGCCATACTTTGAGTGAACCTCTAATACCTTTACGTTTGGGTCAATGGTATTTATTGCATTACGAACTAAGGCGCCACCTTGATTTACTTCCGCTACAACGGGGCAACCCCACTTGCGTGCCATTTGCACAACCTTGTTTGCCCAAACATCAGGAGATCCGTGAACTGTTGCGTCCTCAAGGATCCAGGAGTTACGCTTGTATAAATCGCGCTCGCCTGTTGATGCGCAAACAACAATTCCGCACTCATCGCGCGGATTCTCTGCAACCGATGGGTCAACGCCAATTACGCGTAGTGGAGCTCCAATTGGAAGTTGCGTCTCACGACCGCGATCTATAAGTTCAATTGTCCAAAGAGCTCCTTCAATATCTGAAAGCATCTCTCCGTAGAGTTCCTGTTGCGCAAGACGTGTTCCTTCATATACACCCATAATTGCACTTATATATGACTCAGATAGGTTTCCACGGTTATCCATGGTTGAGCCTTTGGTAACGATTACCTTGTCTGGCTGCTTCTTACTTTCATTTATAAGTTGATATAGAAGTGGAACGCGCTTAGGTGTCGTCGTGATTAAGATCTTTGGCTTTAACCCAAGACGTGTACCAACGCGTAAGTTATCAAACGCAGTCATACCTGCCGCGTCGGGAGTTTGACGCCAGGCGGCAACCTCATCACCCCAGGCATGCGTGAATTGAGGACCGCGAAGCGAGTCAGGCTCGTCTGCTGTGAAGAGCGTTGCGGTGTTTCCATTAGGCCAAGTAAGACGACGCTTTGAAGGTTCGTAGTGCGGGCGCTCGCTTGGTGGCGTGATATTTATGATTCCTGATTCGCCTTCTACGATAACGTCACGAACGTCTGCGGCGGTACGCGCAACGAGCGCGAAGCGAAGTTGTCCTTTATTCGTATACCTTGCCTGCTCTCTTACCCACTCTGCTGCAAGGCGCGTCTTACCAAAACCGCGACCTGCAAGTACAAGCCAGATGTTCCAGTCATCACCTACGGGAGACTGCTGCTCAGGACGACCCCAAAACGACCAGTCCCAAGGAAGGGTCTCTTGATCAAGTCCACTTAATATCGCATCACGTTCCTCCTCGGAAAGTATTGCGATCTGCTCGGCTATGCTTTTGCCCATGTACAAATAGTACAATAAGATGCGCTTATTGATTTGTGTACAAAAACGCAGATTCAGTACCTTAAGGTTAAGTGCCTTGGACGTGAGAAAGCGCCCTGCATTACGGGAGCGCTTTGCGAAAACGTCTCCAACATTTTTTACAATTTTTCATATTTTTCTGTTTTCTGTCAAGAGCATAAGGCATTGCCTCTACAAAAAATTGTTTTGTAGATTGTTCCAAAGGTATAGTTGCTTGCTTATTAGTTGCTTTGTCTTAGAAATACTTCAGGCTAGCACCTTTGTAAGATGCTAGCCTGTGACTAGTAGATGTATGTTAGTTCAAGTTAATCTCTACGTTGTTGTCACCTTCAAACAACTTGGTGAATGTGTCAGCGTCAACGTTGCCAGTTGCATTAAGTCCTTTGTCAACCTGGAACTTAGTGACTGCTAGTTTTGTAAGATCACCTAGCCAGCCATCACGATCTGCGTACGCTTCGTTGTAGCCAAGCTCAACAAGGCGACGTTGTACGTGATGAACGGTTAAGCTCTTACGTGCAAACTTGTTCTTGTAGACACAGTTGCTGAGAAACACTGAGTCCTTTTCACCAGAGGAAACAACGTGGTGTGAACTTGCCTTAGGCTTATTAACCTTTGGCTGTTCAACAACTTCTACCGCAACCGCAGGTTCAGGTTCAGGTTCAGGTTCAGGTTCAGGTTCAGG